TTTGAGCATTATAACGAGCACCACCCGCACAGCGCCTTGGGATACCGTTCACCACGGGAATTTCTGCGCAGTCGGGTATCACAACCCTAAGCGGGAAAAAGTGTCTGGACCTATGGGGTCAAATCCATTTGTCTATGAGATTGATACCTCTAAGCTCAGCCCACATGAAGAGTGATTGAAGTGCTTGTAGATGCTTTTCAATCGTACCTAGACGAAGGTGGCGTGCGCGGAGAGAGTTTGTGACATATAGCGTAGACCAGTAGTCGGGCACTCCTGACTCACTATCAAGCAGAAGCATATTTCTCTGACCAGATGGTTCTATGTATAGTCTCGTTACTAGCACATATCTTCCTCAAAACTCTCAGCTTAAAGAAATGCTAGTTGTTGGGCAAAAAAAAAGCAAGCCAACTTTCCTAATGGGAAGTGCTTGCTTTTGTTGCCTGTAAAGGCTTATGAGACATTTTGAGGAGTAAAACTTCCTGAAAACTCTCAGTTGTAATGTGGTGGAGCTGGGGGGATTTGAACCCCCGGACTGTGCAGCTTTACCAATTGAACTATAAGGCTTTTTTATTTTCCGGTTGGATTTTGGATCAGGATTGGCGCTTTTGCTGTCTGGCCGTCGTACTCGGCAAGGTAGGATCCGTAGTGCCGAAACAGCATTTCTGGCCCCTTGTGTCCCATCTGGGTGGAGAGCCAAAACAGGTTGCAACCGCGGCTGATGTTGGCGGTGGCGAAGGTGTGGCGGGTTTGGTAGAGGTGGCGGTAGCGAACGCCTGACCGCTTGAGGGTGTAGAGCCAGGCTTTCTTCCTGATGGCGTCGGCCCCGGCCCATGGCTGGTTGAGCTTGGGGTCGTCAAAGACATACTCCCCCCGCATGAAGGTGAAGCGCTTCTGACTGGTCAGCGCCGCCAGCGCCTCGCCGGTCAGTTCGATGGTGCGAGTCCCGGCCCGGGTCTTGGTGGTCTTGATGACGCCAACCACTTTGGCCCGCGACACCTGCACGGTGTTACCGATCCAGTCGATGGCCTCCCAGCGAAGGGCGCACAGCTCTGACGGCCGCATCCCGGTCGCGAAAGCGAAGGCGAACAGGTTGGCCCACTGCTCATTGATGCCGTGGGCTGTTGAGATGATGGCGGCCACTTCCTCCGGGGTGAAGGGGTCCACGTCCTTGGCTCCTTGTTCGGGAACTGAACTCCCGTCCAAATATCGGGAAACGGTCACCAGCGAAACAGGGTTTGATGCGAGCAAACCATCCGTGACCGCCTCGTCTATGGCGCTGCGCAGGAACGACAGCCGGTTGCGGGCCGTCTTCGCGGTAGTGCCTCCCCTGATCAGCCAGTTTTTCACCTGGGCGGGGGTCAGCTCCGAGACGGTGATCCCGTGCAGATCGGCCAGCGCCTTGTGGCATTTGCGGTATCCAACCATCGTGGATGGGCTCAGCCCCCGGCGCTCGCAACGCTGCAGGTACTCGTCCAGGTAGTCGGCCACCTTGGCGGCGATCGAGGCGCCGCCGAACATCCGCAGCTTCTTGGATTTCGGGAAGTAGTCGGCATAGGCGAATTGGCCCCGCTCTATCTTGCCCTGGATCTCCCCGAGCAGGCGGGAGGCGTAGCGCACGTTGGCGGTGGTGTTCGGCAAGTTGGACAGGGGCTCGCGACAGCGAACCCCCTTGAACGTGAAGGTGATGTTGATCGTCTCCCCGCGGACTGTCACGCCGCGTGGGAGCTGTTTCTCATTGCCCACTTTGTCACCTCCGCGATGTTGACCCAACGTTCCTTCACCCCATCCACGTTGACGATGTGAACCCCCAACTGCCATATACCGCGTTGGATCCGCTTGTTGATGGTGTCCCTATCGGTGAGCTCGATGGTGCTCAGGTAGGTGCTGAGCGGGATGGCGTCAGGCATTCTCATTATGATGAGCTGGCCCTGAATATGGCTGACTGCTGGATCTGCTGCTGTTCCCATGGTGTACGGTCCTCGCGGTTAAAATTGACTCGAGCCGGTGACGCCCGAGCTGGTTGTAGTAAAAGGTCTGAACTTGCTTGCGGGAGTTGGCCGCCTGGTCAAGGCGGTATTCCCCGAACGCCGGGCGTTTGAGTTGGTGCTGGTTGGCCAGCCGGCCAATGGCCTGGGCACTGACCCCCAGCTCCTTGCCCAGCTCGGTGGCACTCCAGAGCTGGCCGGTTACCCGAGGCGCTTCGATAGGCAGGTCGAAGTGCGCCAGGATGCGGCCGATCTCGGCGAGTTTGGCCGAACGGGAAAGGGTGGGGGAGCGCACTGTGCTGACCAGTTCGTTGAGTAGCTGGCTGTCCTGGTCGATGATCAGTTGAAGTTGTTGCATGGCGTGGCCCTCCTGTCCCAGAGGATGGGGCGCCGGTTGGATTGAAGGAAGGGCCGCTATTTGGCTGGCTCACCAACCACCAGATCATAAGTGGCTGAGAAAATGTCAGGCTTGCATGGGTAGAACTCCCCAGCAACCCCCTTGATAATGAAGTCTCCTTTGGACGCGACCATGGTTCCTTCTGGGGTGTGAATTTTTAACTCATACGATTCGTTGTCCCACTCACCACCACGTCCCATCCATGACAGGATTTCTGTTGCATCACCAGTCCACACACCATTGAACTGCATCGCCTCCACAACTACAGGCTTTTTTCGATACATTGCCATCGTTTTTTCTCGATTAGTCGCTGCGGAAGCGACCACGTCAGCAGCCATGGCGTTAGCCAGTTCTGGAGCCAATACTGTCGTGGCGCTGATCAGCCTGTACTCGCCAGCCTCATGCTCGCTCGGCCAGCCGACCAGTTCGGCATGAACCTTGATGAGGCCGGACTTTGGCAGGCCAGAGCCGAGAGCATCAATAAACTCCTTGTCGCCATCCTCGGCTATATCATCAAGAACCATCTTCCGCACATCTGCTTCATGTGCTGACACCTCAAGAACGGCACCAGCCGACCAGCTCACACCAAGGGCTATCAGGGCTTTGAAAGTCATATCCATGGTCTATTTCCCCTTAACTTTGCAGCGGTTGCTGCTTTGGTTCGATTGTCACCACCCCGAGATCGCACTCGAACTGGATTGGCTTGGCTTGGCCGTGGTCTGCTGCGACCCAGCACATCACCCTGGCCATGCAGCCAAGGGCCTCCTCGGTACCAAGTTCCACCATGGCGGCGGCGATCTGCTCGGCGAATTCCTTGTTGTCAGCCATCAGCCACCCTTCACAAACAGGTCGGCCGCCACGATGACGGCCAGAATGTTAATGGCCAGGATTGCGATCCCGGCCGCCTTTTGTTTGGTCACGCTGCCTCCTCATGCAGGATTGAGGTCAGGATCACCGGCTTGCCGAGCTTGATGGCCAGGGCGTGCTCTGCCCTGGCGCCGGCGCTGCGCTCCCAATGCGGCAGCATGACCAGCTGATCGGCCATCTTGACCATTTCAATGCAGATGGCCATGTACTCGTGTTGCTCCAGCCCATCCGGCAGGATTGCGGGGTTGAGCGCGATATGCCCGAGGGCATGCAGGCGTTCGGCCTCCAGGTTGAAGGCGTCGCGGTTGAAGTTGGGCAGGCCGGACATCGGCCCGGCTATGTAGATTTTCGCCATGGTGAATCCTTGAATAGAAAGCCCCGTACTGGCCGGGGCTCTGGTTATGCCCGCCAGCCGCGGTACCCGATAAAGCCCGGTGCCAGCACCTGCCGGAGGGGCAGGACTGGGAGGTGGGCTATCAGGGTCTTGAGCTGGGGGTTATCGGGTTGGCTGTCGATGGTGACCCGGGCGCCGGGGTTAATGCGGAGGTATCTGGCGCGGGTCTCTTCGGCTTCGGTGCGGGTCAGGCCTTGCTGGATAATGGGGGCTCGGTAGCGCACGACTCACCTCCTTGTAACACCGCAGGCGCGGCGAGATCCGCCCGCACATACGGCACCTCGCAGGCAATCACCGAATCAGCGCACCAACTCACCTCGCTGGTATCGCTCGGGAATGGCTCGCTGTGGTAGTGGCTCTGGTCGCCAACCTGCAGCCAGATGCGCTCCGGCGCGGTGCGGATGGTTTCGGTTACTGTCACAGCAGGATCCGGCAACTGGCCAGCCAGCACGGAGTCGATGCTGGACACTATCGACTGCACGATCTGTATTTCAGACTCAGGGCACGATAGCGGAGAAACGTACCTGCGCGCACGCCGCAACAACTCCGCCAGCATCAGTTCACGCTTGTGGTGATTGGCCAGCAACTCCAGTCGCGAGCGCAGAGGGTGACGGTCTGGGACGATGCCGGAGAGAATGGCGTTGCTGATTGCTATCCCGGTGCTGTTGCGTTCTTCCAGCAGTGCATAGACCTTGGCCTGCAGTTGCTCAACTTCAGAAAATGTGACATATGCCCCCTCTTTGCGTTCTTCCATGACCGGCCCTGTGGCGGTCAGCTCAAGGTCGTATCGCTTCACGATTTCTCTCCTTCCACAAATTCGAGGGCGGTTGCCACCTCCGGCAGCAGCTCGTCCCAGGTGGCGATAGCGCCATTCTGGTGCCAGCCGGCCACGCCCTGGCTGTTGTTCATCACGCCCAGCACGCCATTGAGCGCCTCGAGCAGGGTGTCGCGGTGCTGCTCCAGCAGGAGAAGCTGAGTGCCGAAGGCACACGCCAGACCCTTCTGCTCCAACTCGTCCGTGGGCAGCCCGTGACAGGCATTCCAGCAGGCGACAATGCGGCGGGCGTTGGCCCTGCCTTCGCCGTCTGGAAAGCCGTTTTCATCCCGCGGCCATACTTCGCAGACGCCGGTGCCATCGGCAGAGCCGACCGACTGGCCGTTACGAAAAAGGGCCAGCAGGCCCTTGGTGTGTTCGCTCATACATCCCCCAGCATTCTGATTTCGTCGTCCGTCAGGCCGGCAGCCCGGGCCTTGTCCATCACCCGCAGGCGCTCGGCGTTGAGCGCATCAGCACGGCGATCTGCGTCGTTGGGCTCGATGATGCTCACCGGCGCCAGCCAACTGCCTCGCACCTTCACGGCGATCTCCTTGCTGACGTGAGCGTCGCTCCCCTGGACGCCCTTGCGTGTCGCCATGCGTGCGGCGGTGGATGCTGATCCGCAGACGTGGATCGGGTACTGATGCCCACGCCCCTCGGTGAGGTCGGTGTTGGTGTAAACCACCCAGACCTCTTTGGTGTCGGTAATGGTGATGTCGGTCATAGCGGCGCCTCCTCACCACCCAGGGCATTGAACAGGGCCGGAATGAACTGGGAGAGCTCGCCGGTCACCAGGGCGAAGTCCGCGTCCAGGCGGGCGGCCGGATCTTCACTGGTGATGTCGTCGTTCTGCTCGCGCATGTCCTCGCTGAACTTGAGGCGCTTGATGGAGAGGTCATCGTCCAGCACAAAGCTGAGGCGCTCACCCCAGTTCAGGGCCAACTTGGTGACCAGCTTGTCGTTGGCGAGGTGGTTTTTCACCTCGTCGGTCATCAGGTCTTGCTGTTTGAAGCGGGCGATCCCGCCGTGCTCCATGGCGCTGCGTAGCTCGGATTCATCCTCCAGGGTGAAAGCTGCCGGCAGGTTTCCCTCTTGCAGCCACTCGGTCATGGTGATCTCGGGTGGGTTCTTGAGCGCCACCGGCACCACCGGCAGGCTGCCAATGGACTTGCGAAGCAGAGCCAGCACATCGTCCGCCTTCTTGGCGGAGGAGGCATCGACCATAAGCAGGCCGTCGGCCGGGTTGATCCAGGCGAAGGTGTTGGCGGTACGGCTGAACGCCCGGGGCAGCAGGGTGTGCAGCAGCTCCTCCTTGAGCGCTTCCTTCTCTTTCTTCTTGAGGGCGCGGCCCTGCTCGTACTCGATGGCCTCCACCTTCTCTGCCAGCGCTTCCTTGATGACGGCGGTCGGCAGGATCTTGTCCTCGCGGAGGGCGCACAGCAGGATCTGGCCGTTGGCGGCATGGGTCAGGGTGTGGCCGAGCTTGCCGAAGGGTCGGGTCCAGCCAAAGCGGGAAATATCCTGGCTGCCGCAGGGGGTGAAGGCACACGCCTCCAGTTGGGTTTCCAGCTGTTCGGCGGTCAACTCGAACGGGCGGGTGAAGCGGTAAACTTGAAGGTTTTTAAACCACATGGTCTGGGTCCTTTGGTCGGTTAGTTGCGGGCTTTCTTGGCCTGCAGGTCGTGGATCTTCTTGGCTGCGGCCTCGGCGGTTTGCCGATCGCAGGTGATGCCGCCGGGCAGGATGAACTTGCCGGGCTGCTTGGGGTGGGGCATAACGACGCCCAACCCGATGACTACTGCGCCGCAGTAGGGGTTTTCCGTGGCTTTCATGGGGGTCCTCGACTTATCCACCGTTTCTGTGTGGCCTGAGGTGGATGGGTTGGGGGTATCAGGCGGCAGCGCTGATGGGCTCTGCTCCGGCAAGCAGCAGGGTGAGCTTGCTGACATCGCGGATCCGGCATTCGCCGCGCCAGTTGGGTGCGAAGATGAGGAGCATGGAGCCCTTGGGGTTTCCCTTCATCTCTTCGCCGGTTGCCTTGTTGATGAAACTCACCCGGCCGTTGCGCCACTTGCCATTGGCATCGTGGTAGCCGGTGATGTGCCGCACCTCGCTGGCGCGCATACCGGGATACCATTCGGTGCTGGTGTCCTGGGGGACCAGCATGACGGTGCCGATGCCGCACCCCTGCTGCTCGATGGCCTTTTCCACCCACGGCCCGATATCGGAGTAGGGCGGATTGAGCCATGCCCAAGGCGAGCGCACTGACGGGCTGATAAAGTCGCCCCAGTCCACGCTCAGGGCGTCGATATCCGGTGTCAGGAACTTCTCGCAGAGCGCCGTTTCCGGCAGGGCGGCGGCATCGAGGGCGAAGTTGAACTCCAGATCCAGCGCCCGGAACAGCCAGAGCGGTGTCTGGGTCATGTCCCGGGTCCCGGTGGGGGTAGTGGAGCCGCGGTAGTCAGCCATTGGCGGCCTCCTTGCACTCAACTGCGGCCAACTGACCGGCCATCAACGCCTCGCGCAGGGCGATCATCTCCCTATTTCGGAACAGGCTAGTGGCGTAGATGAAGGGCTTGCGCAGGTTGTGACCTTGGATCTCGAGGAAGTCCTTGCAGCCCTGCTCTGTGAAGCAGGCTGTTTCGAATCGATCAATCTCCTTGACGGCAAGCCTTACCCAGTCACCTGTTTCACGGCAGTCTTCTTTGAGGAGGTCTAAGCGACGCGCAGTCCGACTATCGGCTTCCAAATGTCGCTCTTGATGCCACCATAAGGTACGGTCGTGGTCGTAGTCAGCATCAACAACAATTTCGCGCTTGGAGAACACGCAATAGAACGGGTCGGCAGTGTAACGGCCATCCTGAGTGTTCAGAGACAGCTGCATACGCTGGAGCAATTCTGGTAGTTGCTGGCTCATGCCGCCTCCTTGTGCTGTTCAGCCTGCTGGTTGGCTGCAAACTGCTCCTCCCACAGCTTCACCTTGAGCTCGCAGGCATAGACGATCTGGCCGACCAGCTTCGCGCCGATCCCCTTCACCTTGTCCAGCTTGTTCCCCTGGTGGCTCATCACCTTGTAGAGGGTGTCGATCCCGGCCTCTTCCAGCGGCTTGATGGTGCGCGGCGGTAGGCCGCATTCATGGATGCTGACTGTCTTGGCCCATTCGGTGCGGGGTTGCAGGTGGGGGTGACTCTGCTCCAGTGCCTCCTGCATGAAGGCGAAGATGTCCTGCGTCATGGCATCAGGGGCCCCGGCACCATATGGCGTCGGGTAGATGGGGTTCATCCACTGGCTCAGCATGACCGAACAACCGGAGCCATCGGATTTCATGGCGTGCAGCTTCCAGTTGAGGTCATTGATGAGGTAGGGGAGGTTTGACTGCAGGCCGTGATCCACCAGGTAGACATTCCAGAGCGTGCCGTCCTCGCCCTTGTAGGTCTTGGCAAGGTGCTTGAACCAGACCAGCTTGGCATCACGGCAGCTCTCGAGCTCCATGATGACGCCGTGGCGGCGTTCCAGCTCACGATCCTGCTCGTTGATGGCGTCCAGCAGGTCTTTGATTCGCCGCTCGAGTTTCAGCACCTCGGCGCGGTAGGCGGCCTCGTTGCTCTTGTGCTTGGCGATGGCGGTGCGTTGCTCCTCAAGCAGCTCGTTCTTCTCCTTGATGCGGCGTTTCATGCCTGCCGGATCCATGGCGTTGAGGTCGGCCAGTTGGCGCTCGAGCTGGCGGGCGCTGTATTGCAGGGCGCTGTATTTGGTCTGGACATCGTTTAGGGCGCGCTGGGCCTTGTAGAGCTCGTCTGCCATGGCCTCCAGCTCGGCGGCTTCGGCATCGCGCCGGGCTTGTTCTTCACGTTCACGGGCGGCCTGGGCTTGGCGCTGTGCCTCCTGCTCGCGGTGCTGGGCGGCTTCACGCTCCAAGCGCTGGCGATTCTCTTCCTGAAGGCGGGCTTGCTCCGCCGCCTGCTCGGCTATCAGGCGCTCGCGGTCGATGCGATCCTGTTCGGCCTGCTTCTGGCGCAGCTGCTCCAGCTCTGCCTGCTCGGCTTCGTACTTCTGGCGGGCTGCCAGGGCCTCGCCGAGGCGCTTGGTTGCCAGCTCCTTGGCGACGGTCGCCTGGGGCAGCAGCTCTTGCCAGGAGTCGTCCATGGCGTTCTGCTCGACCTCCTGCAGCATGACCTGCAGGTCGGCGGCGGCGATCTCGATGCTGGCAGAGGATCCCAGTTCATTGAGGCGGGCCAGTCGGGATTGCAGTGCTGCCACCCGGGCCTCCTCTGCCGCTTCGTACTGGGTGAGCGGGGCGCGCACCTCGTCTTTCAAGGTGTCCAGGGTGTCGCGCAGGGTTTTGCGGTTGGCGTCGATGCGCTTGGGGATCTCCTTGTACTGGTCGGTCAGCTCTTTGCCGAGCCCGTCCAGGTAGGTCTTGGTGCGGGCAACGGCATGGGCGACGCTGGCGATCTCCTTGCGCCCCTTGGGGGTGGTAATGTCGGGCACCAGGCTGGTTGCCTTCTGGCGGATATCGGCCAGCAGTTCAGCCACGCCCTGGCCCTCGGTGAACAGGGCGACGGCGGTGGTGGGTTCGATGACAACCAGCTGGGCTTGGGTGTTGTCTGCTTTGGTCTTTTCGACAGTGGCTTGTTCGGTCATGGTGGGGTCCTTGGGATTGAAAAGGCCCGCAGTGAGCGGGCCTTGTTGGTTATTGCTGGGCGCCGTTCCCGGCACTGAGCTGCTTCTTGCGCTCGCCGGCGATCTGCTTGATACCTGCGATGATGTTCTGGTCGCCGGTTTCGTTGGCCCAGGTCCAGGCGGTGGTGTAGGCCTGCTGCCACTCGGCGGTATCGCTGGATCCCTCTATGGCGGCACAGTGGTCGGCGTAGGCGTTGGCGTGGTCCGCTTGGGCGGGTTCGGCCATCTGCTCATGTTCCAGGGTGACCGATTCGGTGCTCTGGCTGCGGATGGCATCCAGGGTGCGGCTCTTCGCTGGGGAAGTCTGCTGTGGCTGGTTGCCTGGGATCTCGTTGATGATGATCTCCTTGCCCTCCATCTCCTCGGCGGTGGGCTCGCTACCGATCTCCGGCCAGGCCTTGCGCAGCGCCTGCGCCTCGGTGCACTTGGCGAGCTGGGCATAGGGCCGCTTGCGCCACATGGCGTTGGGGCACTCGGTCTTGCCGCTCTGGGTGGCGTAGTTCTCCTTCCAGCGCTCCAGGGCGTGGAAGGCAACCCGCTGGCCGTTGACCATCTTATAGACGGTGTACTTGCACCACTGCGGGTAGGTGACCTTGATCTTGGCGCTCTGGTTGTAGGGGTCTTGGAACTCTTCGGTGACATCCGGCCCGAACACGGGTTCATCGGCCCCCGCGTAGTTGCCGGAGCGATCGGCCTGGATCCGGTACATGCCGATCCCGGGCATCGGCACATCCCGCCAGACCTTCTCTTTGCTGCGGGCATCGGTTACCTGCATGGGGACGAGGTGGACCGGCTTGAGCAGAATATCCAGGCCGCGCGCCTTACAGTAGTCGATGGCCATGACCACCGAATCGGGGTTGGCTCCCGGGTAAATGGTGTTGCACAGGGCGTTCCAGGTCGGCTCGTCGATGCCTCGCTGGACGAGAATGGGGAACTGGGCGGCGAAGTTATCGGCCGCCTGCTGCTTGATACTGGTGATGTTGTTCATGCTGCTTTCCTTGTCGCCCAGGCTGGGCGCTGGAGGGGTTTGAAGTCGTGCCAGTCGTTGTTGACCCGGCAGTCGTGGAAGCGATGGAGGTCGCGGCGGAACAGGTCCTTGCCCGCATCCTTCCAGTCGTCGGGGAGGGGCCGCACCCGCACCGGGTAGCGGCCACAGTTCACGCTGGTGCTGACAGCCAGAAACACGAATTCCGGCTGCTCGCCCATCACCCGGTGGAAGCCTTCGGAGTACATGGCGTCCTGAACGTGGTAGCGGAAGTCCTCGACATGGCGCTCTAAGCGACTCATGTCGTCCACCGACTTCACGTCAATGATGACGGGGTGATTGCTCAGGTGGCGGTCGGGGCGGACCCGGCACAGCTCCTGGGTCTCTGGGTCAATCCAGTAGAAGGAGGCCTCGCTGTGCCCCTCCTGCTCCAGCAGCCAGCGGGCGTCCGGGTGGGCCATCACGCTGTCGCGCATCAGGTAGAGCTTGCGTCCCTCCTCGGCATCCATCACCGTCTTGCCCAGCTCTGCGCAGCTGGCTAGGAACTCGGCCTCTTCTGCCTTGCCGGCGTTGGTGCGGCGGTTGAACGGTGGGGCGATGATGAAGCGGTCTTTGAACTCGTCTGGCTCCAGCAGCAGGCAGTGGATGGCGCTGCCCATGTCGAAGGCCTTGAGCTTCTCTTCATCGAGCGGGGCGTTTTTGGCCCAGATGTAGGTGGCCGGGCTTTCGGCGATCTGGTCGAGCTGGCTTTTGCTGACCCCGGGGCCAGCGTGGTACTCCTCGTTGGAGAGGCCGAACACCCGGCCCAGCGGGTGTGCGGCGGACGTGTCGGCGAAGGCGTTCATAGAGGACCTCCTTCTGCTGTCAGTCTGCGACCTATGCGAGTGATGGCGCTTCTAATTTGGCCAAGCCTCACCCTCGCCCTGACTCGCTTCAATTTGTACTCGCGCACTTTCTGGCACCAGCAACAAACCTCATCCTTATCGACGCACTCCCGATAGAACTCTTCGAACTCAATGCATTCGTAAGGGTCTTGTTTTAGTGACCGGTATTCATTCACAACCGTCTCGAGGCATGGGGTGCCAAAGGAGTGAAAGTTACTTCCCTCTCCAGCTGTATCAACGCTTTTGCACCGAGAATATGCCTCAGAACCCAGCGCCTTTAGCCTGCGAACCTCATCGGCCCAGAAGGCGTGATCTCGCACCAGCGTTAAAATGCCAGTTTCTGTGGTTTTCATGCTGCGCTCCTTTGCTGGTACTGCTCCCATTGCTGGTCGCTCATGGCGTCGTGCAGGGCGGCGAGGTGACTGCGCCAGGCGGCCTGAGCGAGCTCTGCCAGCCCTGCATCGACCACCTGGTCAATGAACTGCGTCAGCGGTGCTTGCCGGCCTTCGTGCATCAGCAGCCAGATAGCCTGGTTGTAGTGGCGGTGCTGGTCGGCATTTACCTCGGCGAGCAGGGTGGCCGGGTCGGTTTCAAGCATCCCGGCCAGTAGCAGAGGGCGGTTTGTCGCGACCCACTCGGCGATCCACTCGGCCTTGGCGTTGGCCTCGGCCTCCTGGCTCTCCAGCAGGGCAAGCAGGGCTGTTTCGTTGGTCATGGCTACATCTCCATTTCCAGTCGCAGGGTGCGCCGTTCGTGATACTCCTCGATGGCGCGGCTGGCAGAGGCTTTGTTGCGGGCCATCCTGGCCTGTTCGGCGGATGGGGCGGCGTCTACGTGGTACTTGCGGCGGGTGGGTGGCACCATCGCGCCGCGAAATCCCATCAGCTGGGCTTCGGTCAGTGGTTTCATGGTCTGGGTCCTGTGGTGGTTAAAAACAAAAACCCCAGCACGAGGGCTGGGGTTTTTGGTTGAAACTGGCGCTGGTTAGCGTGGCTGCATCAGCGATTTGGTGCGCCGGGTGACGGAAGCCAGGGTCAGCTTCATCAAGTCGGTCAGGTCGTCATTGCTCATCAGGTCGAGCATGCGCTGCATGTCGCGCGGGTCGGTTGGGTCAATGACGTGGGCGCAGTCGGCAACCGGCCAGAGGGTGAGGCTATCCCCGCCGTGGCGGCCGCTCATACTGCCACTGTCTGGCTCGATGCTGAGCATGTAGCGGGTGGCGCCCAGCTTATGGCAGAGGGCCTTGGCTAGTTGCTGCCCGCTGCATTTGTGCAGGTCGCTGGCAATGGGCGGGAAGGGGATGTCATTATCAGTCAGCTCAGCAAGCTGGCGGTGCAGTGCTTCGCTTTCGCTGCGGCGGGCCGCTTGAGCGGCAGCGTACACCTCGACTTCAAAAGCGGGCTCAATCCAGCCTGCATATTTCATGGCCACCAACTCGACCGCCCACACTCCTGGCTTATTGCCACCCCTCACCGTTTTCAAAGCGGGAAATCCCGCTTTGGCCTCTACCGCTGCGATGTAGGCACCATTGAAGCGCTTGAACTCGCTGGGCTTGTGCGATGTGGTAGCTTTGCCTTGGGCGATGGCAGCTTTATGCAGGTCGTTGAGGTTGTACATACCATCGGCTGCAATGGTGATGGAGTGGTTGGCAATGGTGAGCTTAGTGTTCATAGTTGATTTCCTTCGGTTCAAAGATGAATCGCCACCGAAGAGACCAATCTTACTGGTGACGAACTGAGCAGGATTGGTCTTACCGGGAACCAAAGAAACCGGCGCCCCCGAAGAGGCTCCTGCCCAGCCCGTCATAACTGAAATTGCGGGTACTACTGGGCTGCACATAAAAAAACACGCGGGCGCGTGTTGTGCGCTTTAGTTCATCGGGAGACCAATCCCGGCAATGGATTTTGCCATTGCTTTTATAGTATCTAGAAACATTGGCATGGTTGTCAATCCATGAAAAAGCCCAGCGGTTGCCGGGCTTGGTCTGGTGGTCGTTGTGGCGACTACTTTGGTTGGTATTTCTCGAAGTAGCTGGCGGCCAGTTCTTGGCCTTTGGCCAGTTGGTCTGGGGTGAGGCGCTGTGCTGCATTGTCACGCGCTTCACTGGATTGCTTGGAGCCATTGGCAGCAGCTACAGAATACCAGGCGTATGATTTAACAAAATCCTGGGTAGCACCCTCTCCTCGTCCGTACATTGCACCAAGATTGTGCTGCGCGCCCTCATCCCCTTGTTCTGCGGCCTTGCGATACCAAGTAACAGCCTGTTTATAGTCCTGTTGCACACCTCTTCCTTGATCGTACATGGACCCCAAGAAGTACTGTGCTGTTGCATGTCCTTGTTCTGCAGCTTTACGAAACAAGGATACTGCCTGTTTATCGTCTTGTGGCACACCTAATCCCTTGATAGACATTGCAGCCAGACTGAACTGCGATTCTAGATCTCCTTGCTCGGCCGATTTGTTGTACCAGAATGCAGCTTGTTTATAATTTCTAGCTACACCCCTGCCATTTTCGTACATCCGCCCCAAGAAGTACTGAGCACCCGCGTGACCCAGATCTGCAGCCCTCTGGTACCAAATCACAGCTTGCTTATCACTCTGTGGCACTCCTTTGCCGATGTCATAGCTAAGGCCAAGGAAATATTGATCCTCTCTGTTGCCAGCCTCAGCTTGTTTGATGACCTTTGCCATGTCAGCAGCACTGGGTTCTGCCTGCGCTACTGGCATAACCAGCAACGCCAACCCCAGCAACACAGCTCCTATCCAACCCCCTACTCGATTCATAACCCCTCCTTGTTTCGAAGGGGGTATTATGGATCTGTTTGGGGCGGCTGTCAGCCTGCAACCCCCTGATGCAAGGGGCTCCAGGCTGGCCACTGTTGCCAGTGGCCAGCGTTCACGTTCACGCGCCGCTTTCCGGTTTGAACGGGGTATCGGCGCATCCCTACCGGCATCGGGATTCGTGGTTGTGAGCCGGTTCCAGGTTGTTAAAGAGCAGGCCCAGCCGAATTAGGCGTGAGCGAAGCCAAAGCATCCTTGCGGTGCTTGAGAAAGAGGCTTTGGCTACGGCGCTATCAGGGAAGCGCCAGACCCGGGTCAGATGGCGTTGCGGTGGAACTCGGCCCGCCAGTGGAGGAGGGCGCTGTGCTTGGTGATGCCGGCGGTGCGCTTCTGGGCGGCTCGAGCAGCAACAATGTGGTGCCGCTCGGTGGCCATCATGGCAACCGTCAAGCGTTGCTTGATGGTTCGGCGGCGGGCGGCGTTGCCGTTCAGGCGGTCGGCGATGGCGGCAACGATCTGGTCGGCGCGTTTTGCGGCTCTGGAAATAGTGACTTTCATCATGTTATCCTTGCGTCTGTTGGCGAGTTGGTCCTCGCTAATTCCCACTTGATTCGTCATGCTGGGTCCTGATTGCTGGGGTTGGTCCCTCGGCTTTCACTGACCGGGTGGTACCCGGTCCTTCGAAGCCCGCCTTGTGCGGGCTTTGTCGTTCTTACGCGCTGGTCAGGCGCTTCACTGCTGCCCTGGTCAGGGGCTGGGTCCTGTTGCCGGGTGGTACTCAATTCTTTGCTGGCTTTTTACTCCGCCAGATCCGGAGGTTTGCCGGTTACGTCTCCGGCCCGGGCTCTCACCGTTCGTGTGGCATTACCCAAGACCTTCACCACGGTTGGCCGCCTTCCACGTTGCCCCTTGTTGCTATCGGTCTTGGTTCGCTTTACCTCACGCATTGAATCTCTCGTTAGGCAAAACTTACTGAGGTCATGATAGGAAGGAATAACTAACAATGCAATAGGGTGGTAAGAAAAATTTAACTGCGTGAGCGAGTGTCGCACAGACTGTTGAAGTGGGGGTAAGAAAAAACCCGCCAATTGGCGGGCTGTGCAGCATGATGTCGGGGGGGGTTATGCCCTTCTTAGCTCGATCATCTTACCAAGGATAAGGGCGTCACTGGCTTTCAGGAAACCGAAGTGGGGGTCATCAACGACTAGGTTCATTCCATCAAGAGCTGTCTTAGCTCGGAGGAGCAGGACCTTATCTCCGTGCCGTACCAATGCAATGTCCTCAGGAACTAACTTGCGCTGTTCAGGGCTCATATCAATGACTATGACATCTCCCTTATGGATGCCACTACCGGCCAAGTCGTCGTTGGCTGCAACCACGGCACACAAGTGACCACCTTCCTCTACGACCAGGTGGCGGCCGGTATCAATTAGCGGGATGGCATCGCTTGGCTGGCCAGCCAGATCGGCGAGTTCCCAGATTGGCACCTTCGATATTTCCATGCTTGATGCGTATTCAGAGCTGCTTTTCCCTACGAAAAGCCATATCGGGTCACAACCAAGCACTCTTGATATACCCAAGACGCTGCTGATTCTTGGGTCGGTAGTGTTGCCGTGGATGATGGCACTCAGCGTTGGTTTTGATAGGCCCGTTTTTCTAGCCAGATCTGCTGGCTTAAGACCTTTCTCATCCATCAGTTGCTGGAGTCTTTCGTTAAAGGAAGACATCAATTTCACCATATCGTTAGATTCAACAAACATATCCCATTATGCCTCTGTGCAAGTTAGGTTTGTTTTTGTTGCTTAGTTAGTTTGTTCTTACTAATATTGCTGTGGATACATAAGGGGACCAACCATGCGAATTGAAGAACCGATTGAGTTTTTTGGCAGTGCAGCAAAGGCTGCAAGTGCCATTGGTTACAACCGGGTTTGTTTTAACGACTGGAAGAAAAAGAACGGCGGGATCGTGTCCCCAAAGGCTGCGGCCCTGTTTGTTGGGGCAAGCAACGGGGCTTTGGATTTCGGGTTTGGCGATTACTCCAGTTCTGACAAAGCACAGCAAGCGGCCTAACCAGTCGCCCAACCATCCACAGGACCCAAGACCATGACCAATCTGAGCCTTATCAACAACAACGACCAGACCATGAGCAGCGTTGAGATCGCTGAACTGACAGGGAAAGAGCACAAGAACGTTCTGGCCGATATCCGCAAAATGCTGGTCGAAATTCAATCGGCTGAAAAGCCAGCCGATTACAAAGACGGCAGAGGTCGCACCCAGCCGTGCCTTTTGCTGACCAAGGAAGAAACCCTCTGCCTTGTTGCTGGCTACAGTGCCGCCCTGCGCATGGCGATCATCAAGCGCTGGCAGGAGCTGGAATCCCAGCAGGGGCCGCAGATCCCGCAGACCTATGCCGCCGCGCTGCTTGAGGCCGGACGCCTTGCGCTGGAAGTGGAGCAGAAAAACCATCTGTTGGCGGTTCAGGCACCCAAGGTGGCATTTGCCGATCGCGTTGCCGGTGATGACAAGGGCGTCAATATCGGCAACTACGCCCGCGCTGTCGGGCTCGGACAGAACGTGCTGTTTCGGGCGTTGCGCGATCATCGCATCCTGATGAGCGGCGGGAACCGGCACAACCTGCCGTTTCAGGACTACATCGAGCGCGGTTACTTCACCGTCAAGGAGGGCACCCGCACCAACAACGATGAAACAGTCCCTACTTTCACGCCCATGGTGACCGGCAAAGGTCAGCAGTGGCTGACCCGACGACTGATCGACCTTGGCTATTTGAAGCCCATCGCCGCCTGACCACCGGCCAGCTTTTCTATCCAACATAGAGGACCAACCCCATGGGAAGAGTAACGCTCCCCGATCATGAAAATATGAGCACCCGCTCCCCGCTGCGGGTGCGTGGCACGCCGGCGCAGCGCCAGGTATGGCAGGAAGTCGGCGCCGAGTGTGGCATGACCGAAACCGCATTTGCGCGCGCTTCATTGCTGATCTTGCTCAAGGCCATATCTCAGCATGAGCCCGGCATCTTGGCGAGGGCCGTAAAACGGGCCAATCGAAGCCTGCTCGAGCAGGGATTCCCGCCCGTGACCGTCGAGGAGATCCTGGATGGCTCCGGCCTGCCCGAGCGCGGCCTGCTCCAGTTCAGCCAAGCAGACGAGGCCGCCTACAACGAGGAGCGCCCGCTGCGCCCCCTGCAAAAACTCATCAACTTCGTTATCGGGAGGTAACCCCATGACCATGCAACTCCGTCCGCCGCGCCCGGCATCCCAGCACGTCAGTGATCGCGACAACATCATCCTGAAGTCGGTCATGCACGAGCTGGCCCTAGCCCTCGACGAGCCGCTGATCTCGACCGCTCACGCAGCCGGCACCGACCGCCAAGCCGTTCGCCTGGCCCGCGAGCTCGAAGCCCGCACCCTTGAACGTGCCGAGGCACAACCCAGCGCATAGGCAGTACCTGCCCGCCTCACCAGCGGGCAGCTTAAACACCACAGGACCCAACAATGACCAATTCAACCATGGCCCATGGGGGCCACCCCTTGCTGCACTCTTTGCCGCATGACCTCGCCCACTGCCCGCTGTGCGGCGGTGAGCTGCAGTCCGGCACCAATGACCGCGCCTATGAGTGCCCAGCCTGTGAGTGCACCGAGCAGGAGGTGACCAATGGCTAATCCGTCATCTGTTGCCACCTGGGAGCTCTATGAGCTCAGGAAGCGCGAATTACAGCAACAGGGCCTTACCCAGCACGAGTACGAGCTGGCTGTGCGCCGATTGGCTGATGAATTGGAGGTGTGAGATGGCGGCGCTTTTGAAGTTTCCAGATAGACGCCCACAGAGTGCCCCACAGGAGGTTCGTGTGGCAGACCTTGATGATGGCTATACCCGCATTGCCAATGAGCTCTACGAGGCGCTGATAGGTGCAAACCTGACTCGTAACCAGGCGAAGGTTGCTCACGCCATCACGCGCAAGACATATGGCTTCAACAAAAAGACCGACCGGATAAGTGATAGCCAGATTGCTGACCTGACAAAGCTTCCTCGCCAGAAGGTAAACAAGGCAAAAAATGAGCTGATCGCGATGAAGGTGGTCATTCGTAGCGGCCACGAAATAGGTCCCAATAAGAACCTTTTTGAGTGGGAAATTGAGTGTCACCAAAACGGTGACAGTGTCACTAATACAGTGACAAAAAGTGTCACCAAAACCGTGACAAGGGTGTCACCAAAACAGGGACACACAAAAGACACTATTCAAAAGACAGTAAAGACAACTACTGATGGGGCATCAGCTTGCGCTGAACCCCCAGCAGCAACCCCCGAAAAGCGACCAGTGAAAAATACACCATACCAGGCGATCCTGGATGCTTACCACGAAATACTCCCTGAGATGCCAGCCATCCGTGAGCTGACCGATTCTCGCAAAACCAAAATCAGGAACTTCTGGACCAAGTTCAAGTTCGACGAGACCCGCTGGCGCGCCTACTTGGATTTCATCGCCAAGAACTGCCGTTGGATGTGCGAGAGCCGTCCGCGCCGCGATGGCGAGTCGGCCTGGAAGCCGAAGAACTTGGATTTTTTGGTGACCGAGAGGTGTTATCTGGGCGTGCGGGAGGGGCGGTTCAATGACGAGTGATGCAATGGGGTTTGTGCCCCCTCACAACTTCGAGGCAGAGCAGTCTGTGCTGGGCGGGCTGATGCTGCGGGCTGACTCGTTCCACGACTTGGGCCTGTCTGAACGCGATTTTTACAGTCGCCCGCACCAGATCATTTTCGGGGCGATCTCCCAACTGATCGCCGCCAAGCAGCCGGTTGACATCATGACAGTGCAGCACCGTATCGAGCAGGACGGCGAGCTCGATGTTGCCGGCGGGTTTGCCTACCTAGTCGAGATCGCCAAGAACACCCCAAGCGCGGCGAACATCGTGACCTATGGGGGGATGGTGCGTAGCGCTGCAGAGCGGCGCTTCGCTGTTGCCAAGCTGCATGACTGTATCGCGGCGATGATGGAGCCTGGATTCAGCAACACCGATGAGCGGTTCGCTGCGATGGGGTCGCTGTTGTCTGAGGTCGATGCCAAGCGCTCTGGGGGTGTGACCGGGATTGCGGTACACGCCAGCGAAATCGTGCGGGACTGGTGTGATGAGCTGGATCGCCGGGCAAGCCGCCGCCCAGGGGAGATGACCGGTTATGCCACGGGGATCGCGTCCTTGGATGAGTTGCTCTACCCAGGTGGGATCAGCCCTACGGCGCTGGTGTGTATCGGAGCTCGACCGAAGATGGGCAAGACCACGCTGATGGCGAGCCTGTGTAACCACACGTCGCTGGTCAAGAAACTCCCTGTGGTTGGTTTTTCGCTGGAGATGACACGGGGTGAGCTGTTCGAGGTCATGGTATCGCAAGCGTCCGGTGTCTCCGGCAAGCATCTGAAATCAATGTCTGACCAGTGCAAGATGGACAAGGCCTACGCTGTTGCCGCAGAGCTTGGTAACTCCAAACTCCATATCGCAGATCTGCCTGGGCTGACTGTGCACCAGGTGGTGCGTGAGAGTCGCCGGCTGAAGCGACAGTTCGGTCAGCTCGGGCTGATCGCTGTTGACTACCTGACGCTGATGACTGCCGACAAGGCTGAGCGTAACGATCTGGCTTACGGCGCGATAACCAAGGCGCTCAAGATGCTGGCCAAGGAGATGGGTTGCCCGGTGATCCTGCTGACTCAGCTCAATCGAGGGCTGGAGCAGCGTGCAGACAAACGCCCGGTTCCCAGCGACAGCCGTGACACCGGCCAGATCGAGCAGGATTGCGATGTGTGGATCGGCTGTTATCGCGATGAGGTCTATAACGAGGCTTCCCCGATGGCAGGAGTCATGGAGTTGCTGGTCAGGCTCAACCGAGGCGGTAAGACGGGAACCGCTTACTGCCAGTTCCATGATGGGGTGATCTCAAATATCGACCAGCAAGAGGTTGCGCGCATGGCACATGCTGCAGAAGTGGAACGCAGCAAATCCAAGCCAGCGAAAGGGGGGTGGGATGGCTGATTTTTTCAATCCTGACGTGAGTGCCGCGGTCGTGGCCGCGAAATTCTGCCGGGTGGTGATCTATCCCGCCGTGCGGGGCTGGTGTGGGGAGCGGATGCAGCTCGAGGTGGCCGACGAGATCGATGCGCTGGGATACACCGACCAGCGGCGTGGCGCAGGGCATTGGCTGGTGCAGAGCACGACGCCGGAGCGAGTGGCTGAGGAGGCTGCACGGCTGAGAGCCGCGCCAGTGCTGGTGTTGCGAGGTGGTGATTCATTTGGGGTTGTGGATAACTTCGAGAGGGAGGGCCTTGCCAACCAGTGACACAAGGGGTAGCGCCCCGTACCATTGCCAGTGCCGGACCTAGACCACCCGGCTGTTTAACCAAAGGACCTAGACCATGACCAAGCCGCATACCCGAGATCTATCCATCGCGACCCAGTTGGGGCGCGTGATATCCATCATGAGCGACGGCAAGGCCCGCACCCTGCGCGACATCGAGCGCGAGTGCTGGAGCCGCTACGGCCACGCCGACACCCAGGCCGCCATCAGCGCCAGACTGCGTGAAGTCTGCTGCCACGGCTGGGTGAAGCACTCCAACTGCAAAAACATCGACGGCAAGCAGGTGTGGCATTACCGCATCGAGCTGCCTCCCACCACCGAGGCCGTTGCAGCCAAGGCGGTGGCGGCATGACTACCCTGACACAATCCCAAGTGGCCCAATTCCGTGAGCTGGTGATTGCCCAGCACGGGGAGGTGTTCACGACTTCCCGCCAGGTTGCTGAGCTGTTTGGTAAGCGGCACAAGGACGTTCTGAAAGCCCTTCGCAACCTGGAATGTTCACCTGATTTTGCAGGGCGCAATTTTGCGCTTTGCCATGATTTCAGTGAGTTACAGAACTGCAAGCCACTCCCGTACTACCAGATGACCAAGGATGGGATGATCTTTCTGGTCATGGGATTCATTGGCCCTCAAGCAGCCAAGTTCAAGGAGCTCTACATCCTTGCTTTCAACTGGATGGCCGAGCAGATCCGCACCACCCATGAGCTGACCCACTGGCAGCACGACTTCACCAGGCGAGAGGCTGCGTCCGTTGCCAATGGCTCGATGCATGGGCAAGGCCTGGCCCGCCGCCGCATCGAGAAGCATGCTCTGAGCCAGGAGCAGGCAGCTATCCATGCGAAGCTCCAGCTGTGCTTGAACCTGACCGGTGAGGTGGCGGCTTAACCATGGAGCTCACCCTTCTGAAAATGTCCGGCGGGGTGCTTGCCCCGTCCACTCCGGCCGATGCAGAAGCCATCAAGCTGATGCCGATCGGTACCACCATCCTGGCCAAGGGCAAGGGGCGCCGCAACCTGGCGTTTCATCGCCGTTTCTTCGCCCTGCTCAACCTGACTTTCGATTACTGGGAGCCAACTGGCGGCATGGTATCGCCAGCAGAACAGGGGATCCTGTCCCGGTTTGTTCGCTACCTCGCCCAGTTCGGCGCTGGCAACGTGCTGAACAAGGCCAAGGATGAGTTTATCGACCAGCTGGCCAGCAGCCGTATCGAGCGCCACGGTCCCCAGGCTGAGAAGTCGTTTGAGGTGATGCGCAAGTGGCTCACTGTCGAGGCCGGTTATTACACCGTGGTGATGCTGCCGGATGGCGGCATGCGCAAGGAGGCCAAGAGCGTCAGCTTTGCCAAGATGGATCAGACTGAGTTCTCCGACCTGTACCGGGCTGTGTTCGGGGTCTGCTGGCGCTATGTGCTGAGCAAGCAGTTTGCCACCGAGGAGGAGGCTGAGAACGCCTGCGCCCAACTGATGGGTTTTGCCGGATGAGATTCGAGACCAGCCCAATCCGCTCCAGCGACCTGCGCGATGGCGCTCGCGGCCAGCTCTGCAAGATCCAGCTTGCCGGGGTCTGCATAGGTGGCACTGAAACCACCGTGCTGGCCCATCTGCCCAGTGCTCCGCATGGAATGGCCCTCAAGGGGGATGATTTGGTGGCGGTTGAGGCGTGCTGCGCTTGCCATGACGCCATTGATGGCCGTATTGCCTACGACTGGCAGCCCGGGGAGCGTGAAGAGGTTACCTATAGCGCCCTGACCCGTCAGTTGCACAGCTGGGTGGTGCGTGAGCTTGTCAGTGTGAAGGGGGCGGCATGATCCACCTCACCGCCCTCGATGCGGCCCGGTTACTGGGTAGCAGCCCGAAGGTCAGGACCGCAGCCAACCAGGTGCGCAAGGCCCAGCAGGTCACGTCCCTGCACGACAAGGTGCTGGCCCAGCTTGTTGGTTTCCCTGACCCCGCCACCGAGCTGTTGTTCCACCCCAAGCGCAAATGGCGCTTCGACTACGCCTGGCCCACCCGCATGGTCGCCCTTGAGGTCCACGGCGGGATCCACTCCGGTGGCCGGCACACCCGGGGGAGGGGGTTTGTAGAGGACCGGGCCAAGATGAACGAGGCCACCTTGCTCGGGTGGACCGTGTTGGAAGTTACCCCGGAACACATCAAATCCGGCCAGTTGCGCGCTTGGCTGCTCGCCGCCTTCAATCAGGACCAAGACCAGAGGACCAAACCATGACCCACGCTATCGAAATGGCTCTGCGCCTTTTCTCGCCGAAAGGCGCACTACATGAGCCATCGTCTGGTCGCTCCAGCACGCTGGGGAGAGAGGAGTTTCTGGGAGCCCTGCAGGTGGCCGCAAAGAGCAACCCGCAAGGACTTCAGTTCCTGATGGCCGACCACCTGGGGGACGAGCAGGCCATGGTGTCATTGCTGGCGTACTTCAGCACCACGCTGGACAGTGACGAGGCCGGTGGTATGGCGCTCGCTATTCTGCTGCGCCGGCCTCTGCCTGAGCAGATGGATCAGTTGGTACTGTCTCACCCGCACTATGACAAGGAGCGCCGCCGGGCCGCCGTGGTGATGGAGAAAGCCAAGCGAGCTCACCGCGGTGGCAATGACCACGAGTACCAGCGCCTTCTGGCCGAGCGTAACGGGATCTTGTCTCTCGCCCACGACCACTGTGTCGCCGAGATGCTGCAATCCGGCCGCTGCCAGCACTGCAAGGGGACCGGGATCCGTCCCCGCAAGGGTGACGGCTGCCCGAAGTGCCACGGCACCGGCCGGGTCGTGCCACACGTAGAGTTGGTGTCGCGCCGGTTCGGGCAGGAGATGAGGCAGGCCGTAGAGCGTGCTGTTGATGAGGTGATCCACCAGGCGTCAGATCTGGCCAAAGTCATGGGCCGACAAGTGAGGGAGATGCGGGCGGATTAGGCGCGGAGCGTTCGCCGCCGAGCAGGCGCAACCCCATGAATAGACGCAGTGATTGAATATACCCCTCCCCGGCGTTAGTATTGCTCAAAGATGGCCAGAGTCTCCGTGACCCTGGCCTTTTTCATTTCTGGCCCGCCTCGTGCGGGCTTTGTCGTTTCTGGAGGGGCGATGACGCCTGACAAGGATCCACAGAACTACAGCGTGCTCGCCTATCTGGCATTCGGCGGGCTGAGCGTATGGGGAGGGCTTGTGACCTACATACAGACGGTGAAACGCGAGGGAAGGAAATTCCGATGGGCTGAGGCGCTGCTCCAGGTGGTGGTGTCAGGGTTCGCCGGGATGTTGACCATGCTGCTGAGCTGGTACATCGCAGCCCCACTCCCGTTGTGCGGCTTCATGGCTGGCCTGGCTGGCTTGATGGGATCGAAAGCACTGGAGCTGTACGAACGCCGGGCAACCGGCTGGATGACTGGGGGGAAGGGGTAATGAGTATTCGCCTGCAGGTTATTGATGAGGTGATCCAGCGTGAGGGGGGTGACAAGTTCACTGATCGCGCAGAGGACCGCGGCGGCCCGACTCGCTGGGGGGTGACTCAAGCCACCGCTCGCCAGTTTGGCTACACCGGCCATATGCGCGACTATCCAAAGGCTGAGGCGGTAAAGGTCTACACCTCTTATTGGAACCAGATGCGCCTCTCATCCATTGAGGTGATTGATGCCGATCTGGCCACCTACCTGTTTGACTATGGGGTCAACTCCGGTCCAGGTCGGGCAGCAAAAGACCTTCAGCGCCTGCTGAATGTGTTGAACGACAGGCAAAAGCTCTATCCGGACGTGAAAGCAGACGGGGCCATAGGGCCTCGTTCTCTTTCTGCGCTGGAGAGTTACATCAAGGCGCGCGGTACCGGTGGCAAGCGCCTGCTGGCCGAGGCTGTGAACTCCCTTCGAATTGCCCACTGCATCACACTGGCTGAGCGCCAGGAGTCGCAGGAGGCCAATGCCTACGGCTGGCTGAGCCGGGTTTGTAACCTGTGAGGTAGATATGGAGCACATCGTTGAGGTGGTCATCAACTGGATTGTCATCCTGATGGCTGTAGTGGGCGGCGCGTCCATGGTGGTGCAGGGGCTGGCCAAGATCGCGGCCGTCACCCCTTCCACCCGGGACGATGAGGTGATCGGGAAGGTGCAGGCCTTCTTGGTTGGCCTGACCAAGGTGCTGGATAAGCTGGCTATGAACCTGCCGGCTGAGAAAGCCAGGAAGCAATAACATGAACAGCTTGCTCCAACTGCTCGACATTCTAACGGCCCTTCTGGGCCGTTGGCTTAAGCAGGAGAGGGCAAGGGAGGCGCAGGAAAGCCATGACAAGAATCATGCGGACCCACAGGGGCGTTTTGCTGAGCGTTTCGGTGCTGCTTCTGGCCAGTTGCCAGATAGCCCCAAGTCAAACAGTGAACTGCCCGCCACCCACACCCAGGCTGACATGGAGCCCCGCCGCTAATGGCGGGGTTTGTCTTTCTGGGGAATCCACAGCCGACTTACTGGACTATCTCGATGGACTGGAGCGATGCGGTGGTTAATGGCGTGACCGTGACCGGGGTTGTTACTCACGTGAGGGAGTATGACGGGAGTCAGGCCCTGGTCACCCTGAATACTGGCGTCTCCGTTCTGGTACCGGCAACTCACGAGCCCGCACCAGGCGACACCATCGTTGAAGGCGAGCTATCTCTCTAAATGGCAAAGACCGACTGGGCACAGCTCAATGCAGAGTTCCTGCAAGAGCATGACGCGACCGGCATCAGTGCGAAAGACTGGTGTGACAGCCGCGGCCTGAACTACAACTCGGCGCGTCGCTATTTGAAATCTCGGGGGCAATCCCCTGCGCAACCTGACAAATCTCGCGTAGCTGCGCAATCTGCGCATTCCGAAGTGCGCAAAACTACGCAGTCTGCGCAAAGTGCGCAAACCAAGGGGAATGAGGCCAAGGCCAAAGGGGGAGAGCGAAGAGGGGAGAAGTCCTCGGCATCCACTTATACCCCGGCCAGCTTGGACCAGAACTCGAAAACCAACTCGGGGCGCCAGCCAGATGGGCGCTTTGACAAGGGAAATCGGGAGTCCGTAGGCAACCAAGGCAACCAGAACCCACCGAATAAGTGGCAACCCGGCGACCGCCCGGCGCTGACCCATGGCGGTTATGCCAAGTTCCTCGATGCCGAGGAGCTGTTCGACCAGGCCCGCGAGCTGCAATTACGCGACGAGCTGGACTTCACCCGGGCTCGCGTCATCTCCGTCACCAAGCTGCTCAAGGGGCTGCAGCAGGACCTGGTCACGGCCAGCGAGATGACCGACCGGATTGCGCTCTACGACAAGATCCTGAAAGCCGAGCAGGCCCTCGACCGCAATATCCAGAGGATTGAGTCCATCGAGCGAACCCTAAGCGCCCTTCGCATCGACGAAGTGAGTGTGCCGAAGATTGAGGAAGATACTCGCCGGATCCGGGCTGCGGCCCGCAAGCTGACCGCAGAAGCGGACCGGCTGGAGAAGGATGGCGGCAGCGAGTCCACCCCGGTCAGCGAGATGGTCACCGAGCTGCAGGGGATGGGGACTGGCGGGCTGATGTCGTAAAAAAAATTAAAACAATAATGTGGTAAAATGGCTTCGTGAATAACCACACCAGAAAAGGAATTGTGATGGAAATCAATGTTGAGCATGTGAAATATATCCTCTCTACATTTTTGGAGGGTGATAAAATGTATGTTGATCTGCTCCCAGACATTGTTGAAAATTACCCGATTCAGGGTGATGGTAATCATGATTTTATATTCCACTACTTGATGCTTATTGAACAAGGTTTCATCGCCTCTGCGGCAACATGCGAAAGGTACCGTCCAAGCTCCTTAGGCTACTTAGGTCTTGAACGAATGGTTGATGGGTACGAGATAGGCCTTGGTAATACCCAAGTTAGAATTACAAAAGAAGGATATGAGTTTGCTAAGGCACTTAGTAAACCGACTATATATGACCGAATGCAAGAGCTGTCCAGTGAGCCAATAAGTGTAATGGTAGATATAGGCAAAGAGCTTATGGTTGGTTACTTAAAACAGAAGTGCGGAATAATATCGTAACCACCCCTACTTAAACTAACCCGCTTCGGCGGGTTTTTTATTGCCTGAGATCCCACGATGACCGAACTCGAAACCTCCGCCATGACCGAGCAGGAGCAGATGGCCTACATCCGCTCGAAGCTCAGCGATAAGTGGTGGCGGATGAACAACCTCTACATGATCGAGAACGAGCAGGGCCAACTGGTGCGCTTCCGGCTGCGCCCGGCGCAGGAGCTGCTGTTCCGGACCATGTGGTACCTGAACATCATCCTCAAGGCGCGTCAGCTCGGATTCTCCACGGCTATCGACATCTATCTGCTCGACGAGGCGCTGTTCAACAAGAACCTCAAGTGCGGGATCATTGCCCAGGACCTGACGGCTGCTGGCGAGATCTACCGCACCAAGATTGAAGTGCCGTTCGATAACCTGCCTGGCTGGCTCAAGGCCCAGTTCAAGGTTGTGACCCGGCGCGGCGGGGCGAATGGCGGGCACATCCTGTTCCGGCACGGCTCCAGCATCCAGGTGGCCACCTCGTTCCGCTCCGGTACCGTGCAGCGCCTGCATGTCTCCGAACATGGGAAGATCTGCGCCAAGTATCCCGAGAAGGCCAAGGAGGTGCGAACCGGGACGCTGCAGGCGATCCACCCGGGCGCCGTGGCCTTCATCGAGAGCACAGCCGAAGGGGTAGGGGGCGACTTCCACGCTATGAGCATGAAGTCCCTCGAGCTGGCCAGGGCATCCGGTGAGCTCAGCCAGCTCGATTGGAAGTTCCACTTCTTCGCCTGGTGGCAGGATCCCAAGTATCGCGCCGACGTGCCGGCATTCGGCGTAGTGATGAGCAAGACCCAGGCGGAGTATTTCGCCGCGGTCGAGAAGTCGATGGGTTGCACCATTACCGACGAACAGCGGCAATGGTACGTGCTGAAAGAGTCCACCTTGGGCGCCGAGATGAAGCAGGAGTTCCCCAGCACGCCGCTGGAGGCCTTCCTGACCTCTGGGCGCCGGGTGTTCGACCCCATCCATACCATGGATGCCGAGGGCGATTGCATGGCCCCACTCATCGTCTACGACATCGACCCGGTGACCGGCAAGCGCGAGAAGGCTCGCAAGCCGGAGAAGCTGGACGAGCGTGGCCAGCGCTCCCTCGAGAACATGCTGCTGGTCTGGGAGCTGCCAGACCCCGACGAGGATTACGCCATCGGCGCCGACGTGGCGGAAGGGCTGGAGCACGGCGACCGTTCAAGCCTCGACGTGACAGCCAAGAGTGACGGCCGTCAGGTGGCCCACTGGTTCGGGCATCTGGATCCCGGGCTGTTTGCCCAACTGCTGGCCCACGTTGGAAGGTTCTACGGCAGCGCAGAGCATGGCCCGGCCTACATCGGGCCAGAGCGCAACAACCACGGCCACGCTGTGCTGCTCAAGCTCCGTGAAATCTACCCGACCCGACGCATCTACACCCAGGAGCACATCGACCGGGACCGCGACGACGAGACGCCACGCCTCGGATGGCTCACCACCCGGCAGTCCAAGCCGATCCTCGTCGATGGCCTCAAGGCCCTGCTGCGTGCCGGGCAATCCGGGATCCGCTGGATAGGCACCATTCACGAGGCTACCACCTACGTCTACGACAAGAGCGGCAGCATGAACGCCCAGGACGGCTGCTACGACGACCAGCTCATGAGCTACATGATTGCCCAAGAGATGCTTGCCCGGATGCCGGCCCGCATCGTCAAACCTGAATCCTTCCGCAAACCCAAGCACTGGATGGCCAACTGATGATCAACGCCCAACCCAAGGCCCCTGAAAAAGGCGGCCTCGATACCCCGCGCCTGCTCAAACTGATGAGCGATATCAACGGCCAGCCGGACTGGCGAAGCCTTGCCAATCGAGCTTGCGCTTACTACGACAACGACCAACTGCCACCTGCGGTAAAAAAGGCACTCGATGAACGCGGGCAGCCCATCACGATCCACAACCTCATCGCCCCGACTATCGACGGCGTGCTGGGGATGGAGGCCAAGAGCCGCACCGATCTGATGGTGATCGCCGATGACCACGACGACGAGCTGGAGCAGCTGGCGGAGGCCGTCAACGCTGAATATGCCGATATGTGCCGCCTGGGTGGACTGGACCGCGCCCGAGGCGAGGCGTATGGCGGCCAGATAAAGACCGGTGTGGGCTGGGTTGAGGTATGCCGCCGCGATGACCCGTTCGGCCCGCGCTACAAGTTCAGCAACGTCCACCGAGACGAGGTTTATTGGGACTGGCACAGCAGGGAGCCGGACCTAAGCGACTGCCGCTGGTTGATGCGCCGCCGCTGGGTCGATCTGGATGAGGCCAAGACCATGTTCCCGAGCAAGGCACAGGCGCTGCAGTGGGGCGTCAACGACTGGGAGGGGATGGTAAGCCTGACCGCCATCGAGGGGATGGATCCCAACCTAGTCAGTGCCTATGACGAGTGGAGTCAGTTCAGCGGCAAGGAGATAGAGTGGTGCAGCCGGGAGCGGGACCGGGTGCTGCTGCAAGTGGTCTACTACCGCACCTACGCCATGCGTCAGGTGCTGAAGCTCGACTCAGGCCGGGCGTTGGAATACGACAAGACCAATCAACTGCATCTCGCTGCTGTGGCCATGGGGCGCGCCAAGCTGGAACGCTGCCCGGTGGCCGTGATCCGGGAATCCTGGTTCGTCGGCCCTCATCATCTGGTTGATCGACCCTGCTCTGCTCCCCACAACATGTACCCGCTGGTGCCGTTCTGGGGGTATCGCAAAGACCGCACCGGCGAACCCTATGGGCTGATTGCTCGAGCCATGCCGGCGCAGGACGAGGTGAACCTGCGGCGTATCAAGCTCACCTTCCTGCTGCAGGCCAAGCGCGTCATCATGGACAAGGACGCCACCAACATGAGCCGGGATCAGGTGCTGGAGCAAGTCGAGCGCCCCGATGGCTATATCGAGCTCAACCCTGACCGAGCCAACAAGACCAGCGTGAGCGATGCCTTCAAGGTAGAGCAGGACTTCAACGTGGCGGCCCAGCAGTTTCAGGTGATGCAGGACTCGGTGAAGCTGATCCAGGACACCATGGGGGTTTATGCCGCCTTCCTGGGCCAGGGCTCCACCGGACAATCTGGTGTGGCCATCAGCAACCTGGTGGAGCAGGGGGCAACCACGCTTTCCGAGATCAACGACAACTACCGGATGGGCTGCCAGCAAGTGGGGCAATTGGCACTGGCATACCTGCTGGAAGACATGGCCAGCAAGCGCAACTACAAGGTGACAGTGAACCGGGATGACCCCCGCCGCCGCAAGGCCGTGGTGGTCAATGTGGAGCAGGAGGATGGCAAGCTCACCAATGATGTGACCCGGCTGCGGGCCCATATCGCACTGGCGCCGATCCAGCAAACCGCCGCCTATAAGCAGCAGTTGGCTGAGCGGATGACCCAGGCCATGTCACAACTCCCGCCCGAGGCTGCCGGCGCTTGCTTTGACCTGCTGGTCGAGCTGATGGATGTACCGCGCAAGGCCGAGTTTGTGGAGCGGATCCGCAATGCCCTGAACATCCCGAAAGACCCGGACGAGATGAGCGACGATGAGCGCGCTGCCGCCGAGCAGCAGGCTCAGCAGGCCCAGATGCAGCAGGAGCTGGCCATGCGCGAGATGCAGGCCAAGCTGGCCGAGCTGGAGGGCAAAGCCGCCAAGTGGCAGGCAGAGGCTCAGCGCATCGCCAAGCTGACCGACTCTATCCGGTTTGAGGATGCTCTCAAGCAGGCCCAGACTGGCAAGACACTTCAGGAGATGGAGCGCCTTGCTGCCGAGCAACAGAGCATCCAGGGGGAGCAGGCTTTGCTGCAGGCTCAGCTGTTGGACACCATCCAGCAGCAGATCGACGCCATCGCGCTCTGACAGTTGCTTTCCTGACCTGCCAGCGTTACGATTTCCCCAACATGGCCCAGTCTCTCGAGATTGGGCCTTTTCTTTGGTTGAGTTGTCAATCAGTAGCGTAACTGACTCCCTTTGAGTATGATGTGTGGTGAGTCTAATGACTCCCGTACTTGTTTTAAGCCCGCCCTCCCGCGGGCTTTTTTTATGGACCAGCCTCGAGCTGGTTTTTTTGTGCCCAGCTCCAGCCGGAGAGGGCTTTCACCGAGAGCCTTCCCCCGCTTGGGCAGCGATACCACCCACTGAAAACCCACGAGGACAACCATGGATATGAACATCGACGACCTGAACGGCACTGAGAGCCTGGACGAACTGGAAGCCATGCTGGAGGCGATCGAACGTGAGCCCGATGCCGAGCTGGATGATGGCACTGCTACCGAGCAAACGGACGTAGACCCCGCGCCGTCGGCGGGTGAGGTGGCAGCCGGTATCGAACAAGCCAACACCGAGCAGGGCGGTGAAGGGGCCACGGAGCCTGAGAAGGTGATCCTGGCCAAGAGCGGTAAACACACCATCCCGTATGAAGTGCTGGAGCAGGCACGCAATGAAGCCAAGCAACTGCGTGAGCAGCTGGCTCAGTCGCAGCAGGCCCAAGCCGAGCGGGACAAGCTGCAGGCGCTGATGGAGAAGCACGGGATCAACCCCGACGTGGACCCCGACGATATCAGCCAGGAGGAGCTCGAGCAGTTGGCGCAGGACTACCCGGATCTCGGCAAGTCCATCGCCGCCATTGCCCGCAAGCTCCAAAAGCTGGAGCCCCAGGTCGCCCCGCAGCAGGTTCAACCCACCCTCAACCCGGTACAGGCCGCACTGCAGGCGGTACCTGATCTGGTGAGCTGGCGGGAAAAGGACCAGGACCGTTTCGACTTCGCCATCATCGTCGATGAGAAGCTCCAGGCTGATCCCGCGTGGCAAGGCAAGTCGCTGGATGAGCGATTCGCAGAGGCGGCGCGCCGCACCAAGCTGGCCTTTGGTGATGAGGTCATCCCTCCCGCCAAGGTACCCGGCAAGGGTGCAGAAAAGCCCGCTGATTTCATCCCGTCCAGCCCTTCGGCACTCGGCCAGACCCATCATGCCGCTCCCACTGGAGTGGAGCGCTTTGGCGCCATGTCTCAGACCGAACTTATCGGCGAGATGGGCGCCATGACGGACGCCCAGATGGAGGCGCTGCTGGAGCAGGCCGGGTTCTAACCCACCACCCATTTCAATAAGCCAACCCCGACCACTGTGTCGGGGTTTTTGTTTTCATGTAGGAGAGGACCATGACCCAAGTCACCTCGGCGCAAGCCAACAAGATTTTGCAGGCCGCACTGTTTACGGCGGCCAACCGTTCTCACTCGCTGGTGAACATGCTGACCGAAGAGGCCCCCAAGGGTGCCAAGGTCAACGGCGGCAAACAGACCAGCGCCGGCGCCCCCGTGGTGCGCATCACCGACCTCGGTAAAGGCGCCGGGGATGAAGTGGACATGCAGCTGTTCCACCAACTGTCTGGCCGCCCGACCATGGGTGACAAGAAGCTGGCAGGGCGCCTCGAGAGCATGTCCTTCGCGGACTTCTCGCTCAAGATCAACCAGACCCGCCACGGTGTGGACGCGGGCGGCAAGATGAGCCAGAAGCGCACCAAGCACGACCTGAACAAGACGGCTCGCGTGCTGCTGGGTGATGGCTACTACGGCCGCCTGGTTGACCAGCGCGGCTTTGCTCAGCTGGCCGGTGCACGCGGCGATTACTCGGCCACCGATATCATCCTGCCGCTGGCGGATGATCCCGAGTTTGCCGACATCATGATCAACGAGCTGACCGCGCCGACCTACGAGCGCCACTTCTTCGGTGGTGATGCGACCAGCTTCGAAGCCCTCGATGCGGCGGATCGCTTCAACCTCGGCTGTGTGGACAACATGGCGCTCTACCTGGCCGAGATGGCCAACCCCATCCAGCCGATCCGCATGGTGGCGGACCCGTCCGGTGGTGAGCCGCTCTACGTGCTCTACGTGACCCCGCGCCAGTGGCACGACTTCTACACCTCCAGCTCCGGCAAGGACTGGCAGGCAATGCTGGCTTCCGCGATGGAGCGCAGTAAGGGCTGGAACCACCCCATCTTCCGCGGTGAAGGTGCGATGTGGCGCGGCATCCTGGTCAAGCCCTACAAGGGCATGCCGATCCGCTTCAACCAAGGCAGCACCGTCAAGGTGTGCGCCGCCAACTCCGCGACCGGCGTGGAAGTGGACAAGGTAGCAGGCACCACCATCGACCGCGCCGTGCTGCTGGGTGGTCAGGCGCTGGCTAACGCCTTCGGCTCTGGCGAGCAGGGCGGCTCCTTCGGCATGCACGAAGAGAAAACCGACCACGGCAACAGTACCGAGATCTCCATCAGCTGGGTATCCGGCCTGCAGAAGATCCGCTTCAAGCAGCGCAACGGCAACATTCAGGACCATGGTTGCATGGTGCTGGATACCGCCGTCAGCGCCGTCGCGCGCTAATCCACCCACCAGAGCGAGGGGGTTGATACCCCCTCCTGTTGATATCTGACCAGATAAGGAGCCATGTCATGGCCAAAACTACCCTGATCGCCCGAGCTTACCGCTGGTTTGTTGGTTCGTTCGGCAACCTCTCTATCTCCCCGACCCTGGTGGCCAAGCTGGCGGCTGTGCCGTCAGGCGACGTCATCGCGTTTGGTGACAAGGTGGAGCCCAACCTGAAAGTGGTGGGTGTGACGATGTTCAGCACTGCGCTGGGCGCGAGTACCACCATCACCGCCAAGATCGGCACGACCACCATCATCAACGCCGAGAGTACGGTGGGGGCGGTGGCAAAGTATTACCCGGTCGATGACTTGCTGACCGAGCCTGACCAGGAGCTCACCCTCACGGTTGGCGGCGGCGCTGCGACGGGCACGGTCAAGCTCAAACTGCATTACGAGGTAGTCGGCAACCTGTAAGGCTGCCGATCACTGTCCGCCCGGCCCTGTGCCGGGCTTTTTCGTTTCTGAATAGGAGTCATCGCCATGAGCGACAAGATTGCCGTGGTTTACATCGGCGACAAGCCGAGCAAGAAAGACACCGTGACCGGATCCCGCCTGGTGTTCCCGCGCCATACGCCCGTTGACGTGGAGAGCCACATCGCCATGCAGCTGCTGGAGTTCCCCACCGTCTGGGTCAGCAAAGAAGCGCTGGCCGGCACGCTGGAGCGACAGGAGACCATCGCCAAGATGGAGGCCGAAGAGCAGGGGCGCCTTGCTGCCGAAGCTGCCCGCCTGGCCGAAGAGCAGAGCATGGTGGTCGGTGAGCGCGATCTGGCCAAGATGACCTCTGCCCAACTGGCCACCCTGGTGGAAGGGGAAGATCTGGATATCGAGCCGCAGGGCCCGCAAGAGAAAGTGCCCGATTACCGGGTGCGCGTGCGTGATGCCCTGAAGGCCAAGCTGGCAGAGCAGGGGGAATAGCATGCAGATGGCGTCGCGTGAGCAGTTCCTGCCCACTGTCAGGCTGCACATCACCGGCCCGCTCGAAGTCATGCTGAGTGAGGCCGTCACAGAGGCGGCCATCACGTTCTGCCGGGAGTCGGCCTTGCTGACCCTTGACCGACTGCTGCCCAGCGCGTCAGCCGGCAGCCTGGTGGAGGTCTGCAACATCAGCGGGATGACATCGTGCAATATGCTGCACCTGACCGGTGAAGGGGGCGCGCCATTTGTCAGTGGGCGTGACTACTTCGCCATGTCGGCCAATGAGCTGAGCATCCTGACTGATCTCAGCGATGTGCGGATCTGGTATGTGGCTGCCCCGGTCAAGAACGCCACCGAGCTCCCAGCCCAGCTCTACCACGATCACGCCGATGCCATTGCCCATGGCGTCGCTGCCTTGCTCTATGCCCAGCCAGACCGCCCTTGGTCTGACCCTAAGCGGGCAGGATACCACCGGACTGAGTTTGTCGAAGGTTGGCGTCGCGCTGGCCGGTTCCGCAAAGAGCACAGCGCCCCGACCCAAGTTGAATTCCACAACCCGCCCCGCAAACACTCTTTTTTCTAAAGGACTCCACACATGGCAACAGTTACCGTTGACTCGATCTTGAAGCGGGTAAATACCCTGCTCAACGATCGCACCTGGGTTCGCTGGCCCAAGCAGGAGCTGCTGGACTACTACAACGATGCTGCCAAAGCGATCGTGTTGATGCGTCCTGACGCCCACACCAAGAACGTGCAGTTCAACTGCGCAGCCGGCACCAAGCAGAGCCTGCCTGCAGATGCCCTGCGGCTGATCGAGGTGCTGCGCAATGCCGACGGCAAAGTGATCCGCTTCGTGCCGCGGCGCGCCCTCGATGACAGTTACCCGGACTGGCATGCTGGCAAGGATGGCACCAGCGTGGCCGCCTACACCTATGACGATCGGGACCCCAAGAACTTCTATCTCTACCCGGGCCCCGCCGCCGCAGTGAAGGTGGATGTGATCTACTCCGTAGCGCCGCAATCCAAGGTGCTGGCGGACGTGGAAAACGTGGGCACGCCGGCGCTGGCCGATCTGGATGACATCTACATCAACCCGCTGATCGACTTCATCATGTACCGGGCCTTTTCGAAGGACTCCGAGTACAGCGCCAACTCCAATCGGGCGGTCGGCCACTACAATGCCTACCTGCAGCAACTGGGTGAAAAAACCCAGGTTGATACCAACATGGAGCAGCGCAAGTCCGAAGGCTTCTCCCGCGTGACCGGGCAGTAAGGGGGCAGCATGGCTGGAGTGTGGAAGCGTGACGGTACGGTGGCCGTCACCAATGGCAACAAGAAGGTGACCGGTACCGGGACCACCTTCGCAGACACCAAGAACGGGGTGGCCAAGGGCCACCTTTTTTGTATCACCAGTGGCACCTCGGTGGATTTCTACGAGGTGGACTACGTGGTGTCCAACACGGAGTTGTATCTGGTGCAGGCCTATCGTGGCGTTACTGCCACGGGCAAAGCCTACGAGATCATCACGACCTTTTCGGATTCCGTTCCGGAGTTCGCCCGTCGCCTGACGGCCACCCTGAGCGCCTATCAGCAGCAGAGCGATGCCTTCCAGGCGCTGCTGACGAGCACTGCCACCACTGTTGAGGTGACTGCACCGGATGGAACCAAGCAAACACTGATCCCGTGGAAGCGTGTGACCAGTGAAGGGGAGGGCCAGGCGGCCCGCGCCAAGACGGAGGCGGACAAGGCAGCAGCAAGCGCGGCCCTGGCTGGCGATATTGTCGCAGCGTCTGCCCTCCCACTGCCGGATGTGTGGGCGCCGCTCTCTGACAGCCTGCGCCTCATCACCGGCTATGGGCGTGATGTGCTGGTCGGGTCGGACGTGGTGGCGAGGATGGTGAATTTCAGCCGCAGTACCACAGCGACCTATATCGGCAAAGATGGCCAGCTTAAAACCGCAGCCGCGAATGAGCCGAGGTTCGAGAAAGAGGGCCTGCTGGTTGAGGGGCAGAGTACGAATCTATGGACCTCGCAGAGCACCTCGCTAAACATCGTCAACGCCGCGCAGGAGTCCGTAACATTGCCAACTGGGGTTTCTGGTAATGTGTACAAAGTTGTACCAAGTTCTACTGATTACTCCTACGTTAGAACCTCACCGCCACAACAAACCGGGCCACACACTCTGTCATGTTTCGCGAGAAAGGCGGATGGATCTGACGGAATGCCGACACTTTACGCTGGCCAAGCTGGCGCCCTGAATGTAAAGGCTTCCGGCATTTATCTTGGAGCAGGTTGGTGGCGGATGTACGCACTACTGACCAACCCCGTTGGTAATACGGGGTTTGGTTTCGCACCCTCAGCACTTGACCAGATCCCTGTCCACATTTGTTTCTTCCAACTGGAAGCGTTGCCCTTCGCCAGCTCCTATATACCGACAAATGGCGCGGCGGCAACTAGAACGAAGGACCTTCTCTATTTGGCCCCGTCAGGAAACGTCCCTGGCGATTTGAATATGGCTTATGCAGCCCAAATTAGGCTGATGGGCAAGGGGTTGAACTCTTGGCCTAGAGTATTTGAAATTTCAGGCGCTGAAAATAAGGGGCCCTTTATCGATCTGCAAACGGGGAGGTGGGGCGGGGTAGACATTGTCGGGGTCAGAAAAACACTCGCAGCCAGATTTAGCGATACATCACACTGGTTGGATGGTGTGAAAGTTGGGTCCGCGTGGCAACCTTACCCCGTAAAAACCTACTCGGACCCGGTTTATATCGCCGGTTCAAATGTCGCGGTTTCGCGAGATTTCTATGGTCACATTCGCAATCTAAGAGCGTGGTTCTTCTCTCCAACCGATGATCAGATGAGGGCAACACGATGACCGACTTTATCGACCTCAACCTCAAGGCGGCCACTCAGGCCGCCATGACCAAGGCCCTGCTGGCAGCTGGCTTCGTCAAAGACAGCGAAACCGGCACCCTCTATCACCCCACTGCCAGCTTGCAGCTTCTGCCGCCTGGTATGATCACTCGCCCCACCGGCGAGGTGCAGACCGTCGATGGCATCGAGCTGGAGGTGCGGGAGGCCGTGCCCGGCTATCACGCCAACGTGCGCACCACCGACCCCGCCATGGCCGCCGCGCTGGCGCCGGTGACTGTCATCGTAGATACGCCCCAGTATGTCTGGGCATCAGATCCCGCCAGTATGTGAGCCTTGCCTCCTGGCGCTCCCGGCGTTAGGATTTACCCATCATGGCCCTGCTCTCTCGAGCGGGGCTTTTTCGTTTCTGCCTCTCTGAGATCCCCATGCCCATACTCGATATCGTCACCATGCGAGGGACTATGCCGCGCGTGGAGCCCCATCTTTTGTCTGATGAGGTCGCGGTGATTGCTCGCGACTGCCATTTTGACCATGGCGTCATCTCGCCTCTGGAGGATGACGCCAGTGCTGGTGTGGAATTGCCCATCGTGCCTACCACCCTTTTTCACTATGGCCAGCACTGGTTCGCCTGGAACAAGGTGGTGGAGGCCATCCGCTCCCCGATAGCTCAGGACCCGTATGGCCGGGTTTACTACACGGATGGTGAGTATCCCAAGGTGACCCATGCCCAGATAGCCACAGGCGGCAGCAACAAGCCGACGGCGTGGTATCGACTGGGCATTCCAGCCCCAGGTGTTCCGGTCGGGGTTGGCACCATCACCCCACCTGTTGGTGGTGTGGATGATGACCTGACAGATGACGAAACTCGCTTCTACGTGGATACCTTCGTTACTGCGATGGGTGAGGAGGGGCCCCCGGGCCCTGTCAGCGGAAAGGTGAATATCGGGATCCCAGGGTCATCCGTCACCTTGATGCTGAGCCCACCGACAACCCAGAACAGTAACATCACCAAGCGCCGGATATATCGGTCGGTGTCAGGTGGCGGCCTTGCCGATTACCTGTTGGTCGCCGAGCTGCCCATTGCTCAAGCATCGTTTGTCGATACCCGGGAGGATGGGGAGCTGGGCGCTGTGCTGGAGACCTACGACTACACCATGCCGCCGGATGGCATGCGTGGCTTGTGTCAAATGGCGAATGGCATGTGTGCGGGGTTTGCTGGCAACTCCCTCTACCTGTGCGAGCCTTACCTTCCCTACGCCTGGCCGGAGAAGTACAGGCTGACCACTGAGCACGACATAGTGGCGATCGCTGCCATCGATACCACCTTGGTGATCGGGACCAAGGGGTACCCCTATCTTGCCCAGGGTGTGAGCCCGGCATCGGTGACCACCCAGAAGCTCAGCCAACTGCCGCAGTCCTGTGTCAGTGGTCGCTCTATGGTTGCCATGGATGGGGTGGTGCTCTATGCCTCCCCGGACGGGCTGGTCGGTATCGGCGCCAACGGTGGGCAGGTGGTGACCGAGCAGGTCATCACCAGAAAGCAGTGGCGCGCCATGAAGCCCGAGACCATGCGGGCATGGCACCACGAGGGAAAATATGTGGCCATGACCGACACCCACGCATTCATCTTTGACCCGAAAAGTGGCGACTTGCGTGAGCTGACGAACCGGTGGGAGGCGGCTGTATCCGATATGGAGAGCGATTCACTCTACATTGCCAAGGGGCGCAGCTTGCAGATTTGGCGCGGCGGGAGCTCCAGCAATGGTCAGTTCGTCTGGCGGTCCAAGCCATTTATGGAGCCAGAGGGTTCGTCTTTCAGCTGCTGCCGGGTGTTGGCTCAAGATGTCGGTCAGGTCGGGATCAAGTTGTTCGTTGACGGGGAGCGGGTGATGGAGCTGTCCCCTGGCAACCTGGTGCCCGGGGCGTTCAGGTTGCCGCCAGTGCGGGGCCGGTTCTGGCAGATAGAGGTCTTTGGCACCTCGGTGGTGAGCCGCATCACCCTCGCGAGCAGCATGGCGGAGATGGTGAACTGATGGCCAAGAAACCCGCTTATCGCGCCGGCCGTGACCAGGCCGCAACAGCCGAGAGCGTGGAGCTGCTCACCGGGCAGCGTGGCGATCGCCTTGATAAGGCAGTCACTTTCCGGGAGCTGGCGGCATTGGGGCTGTCTACGCTGCGCCCTGGTGCTGGCGGTGTTTATGTCCCGGGCAAGAACCTAGACCTTTTCCCTCCGGGCCAGATGGAGTTTCCCCACGCCCCGGTCAATGTGATCGCCAATGGCGCATTTCATACGGTCCTGGTTGAGTGGGATCCGCCGCGGTACCGGGGGCACGCTCACGCCGAGATCTGGCGAGCGGAGAGCGACAACCAAGCCCAGGCCACCCTGGTGGGGACCTCTTCGGCCAATCTCTTCTCTGACGCCATTGGCAAGGGTGCCACGTTTTACTACTGGGTGCGCTTTGTCAACGGAAAGGATGATAGGGGCCCCTTCCAGGGCATGCAGGGCATCGTGGCGGAAACCAGTCGGGATGTGCAGGACATTCTGGACGAGTTGCAGGGCAAGATTGAAAAGAGCCATCTGGTTCAGTCGTTGCTCAACCCCATAGAGGATGTTCCTCAGCTCCAGTTGGATGTGTCGATCCTAAAGCCAAAGGTCGATGAAATCGAGGTTATCCGTCCCAAGGTCGCTGCCATCGAGGGCAAGATCCCCAGTATTGAGCAGGACATTGCGATCCTAAAGCCAAAGGTCGATGAAATCGAGGTTATCCGTCCCAAGGTCGCCGCCATCGAGGGCAAGATCCCCAGTATTGAGCAGGACATTGCGATCCTAAAGCCAAAGGTCGATGAAATCGAGGTTATCCGTCCCAAGGTCGCCGCCATCGAGGGCAAGATCCCCAGTATTGAGCAGGAGTTGGCCGGGCTGGATGAGCGCCAGAAGGTAGCTCAAGAGCTGCTGGATGATGCCCAGCAGCAACTGGGGATGTCGAGCATTGAGATCGGCCTAGTGCAGGATCGCTTGAATGCGAAGCTCGATAAGTACAAGGGTGATTTCGACTCGTTCCGCGATGCGGTGTTTGTCGTGGATCCAGAAAGCGGCAGCATCACGATGGATGCGGTCAATGCGGTGCGAGAGGAGCTTCACTCTTCCATTACTGGAGTTCAGCAGGAGCTTGATGCCGTATCAGGGCAGATCACCAGCAAGGCGGATAACGTCACGGTTGATAGCCAGGGGCAGCGCATTACCGAGGCCGAGCAGCGTATCAACGGGCTCGATGCCAGCCTGAGCCAAACCGTCACCCGGGGGGAGTTCACAGGCGAACAGCAGCGGGTCACCCAGATCGGTCAAGAGCTTGATGCGACAAAAGGGGTGCTGGCCCAGAAGGCGACACAGCAAGAGGTTGACGAGCAGGGCGAGCGGCTGGCCAACGCGGAAAGCAAGCTGACGGTACACACCGATGAGCTGAGTTCACAGGCGCAGCGCCTTGATGGGCTGGCGGCCCAGATCACCCAGGGTGACGAGACTCTTCGGGCCAGTATCACTGAGCTGGCGCGTGTTTCGGCGGAAAGCGATCAGGTGACCACGCAGCGGGTCAGCGGGCTCGAAGTGAGGGCGGGGGCATCAGAGGCCAAGATCCAGGCGCTCGAAGAAATCTTCGCGGATGACGGTGGTATTACTGCTGGCCGATTCGACGCCATCACGGCAGAACTCGAGCTGCAGCGAGGGAATGATGACGACAACGCATCTGCTGCGATCGATGGTGCCCTGGCCGTGGATGAGCGGGATCGGGAGACGCGGAAGGCGTTCGGGGCCATCCGTACAGAGCAGAGGGTAATCCTGACGGAGCAGCAGGCCCAGGCTCAGCGCACAGCAGACATGGAAGTGAAGTTTGAAGCGAAGGACGCTGCTACCCAAGCCAGGATCTCGTCGGTTGAGAAGGTGACCTCTGATGCAGACTCGGCGCTGGCACAGCGCATTGATAACGTCACAACGGAGTTCAAGGCGGCTGATGCTCAGGTCAATGCCGATATCCTGTCGCTGGCGCGGTCGAGCGCCGCCGCGGACGAGGCCCTGTCCTTGCGCCAGGACCAATTGGCTGCGACGTTATCGAGTGCGGCGGCAGATATTGCGGCGAACATCACGCGGGAAGAATCAGCAAGGGTTACTGCCGATGAGGCCATCTCGAGGCGGGTGTCTGAGGTTGAAGCGCAGTTTGGCAGCGATCTCGAGGATACGAATGCGAGGCTTGCGACGGAGGAGCTGACCCGGGCGAGCCAGGGGGAAGCGCTCGCCCAGCAGATCAGCACTGTAGATGCTGCTTTCAAGGCCGCGGATACAGAGCTGTCTGCCTCCCTCGCTGAGTCGAGCAAGGCCCTGGCAGATGCCAAGCAGGCACTGGGGGAGCGTATCAGCACCATCGATGTGACGGTCGAGGAGAACGCGGCCAGCATCACCGAGCTGCAGCAGGCCGTGGTGAGCAATGAGGAGTCGCTGAGCCAGCGCCAGGACAAGCTGGAATCAGAGGTAGATGTTGGCGCCGTCAGCCAGGTTGAAGGTGCCTTGGCCGGGGATGAACGTGACCGAGAGAACCGAAAGGCTCGCGGCGTCATTCTCCAACAGCAGAGCACGCTGGCGAATCAACAGGAGGCGCAAGCCAGGACTGTTGAGCAACTGACCGCTGAGTTTGATGCTGAGAATGCGGAGATCAGGGCGCAGATCACCAATGAGCAGTTGACCAGGGCGACGGCTGATGAGGCGCTGTCACAGCGGATCAGTGTTGTGGATGCCGAGTTCAAGGCGGCCAATGCGGATACCAATGCCGTTATCAGCGCTCTTGAACAATCGAGCGCATCGGCTGATGAGGCGTTGTCCTTGCGCCAGGACCAATTGGCTGCGACGTTATCAAGTGCGACGGCAGATCTTGCGGCGAACATCACCCAGGAGGAATCAGCCAGGGTCACCGCAGATGAGGCCATTTCGAGGAGAGTGTCAGAGGTTGAAGCGCAGTTCAGCGGCGACCTTGATGAGGTGAATGCGAGGGTTGCGTCCGAGGAGCTGGCCCGAGCGAACCAAGATGAGGCGCTCGCCCAGCAGATCAGCACTGTCGATGCGGCGTTCAAGGCCGCCGATACGGCACTGTCTGCATCTCTCGCTGAATCGAGCAAAGCCATGGCAGATGCCGACCGAGCGCTGGGTGAGCGGATCAGCACCCTTGATGTGACGGTCGGAGAGAACTCAGCCAGCATCACTGAGCTGCAGCAGGCCGTGGTGAGCAATGAGGAGTCGCTGAGCCAGCGCCAGGACAAGCTGGAATCAGAGGTAGATGTTGGCGCCGTCAGCCAGGTTGAAGGTGCCTTGGCCGGGGATGAACGTGACCGAGAGAACCGAAAGGCTCGCGGCGTCATTCTCCAACAGCAGAGCACGCTGGCGAATCAACAGGAGGCGCAAGCCAGGACTGTTGAGCAACTGACCGCTGAGTTTGATGCTGAAAATGCGGAGATCAGGGCGCAGATCACCAATGAGCAGTTGGTTCGATCAACGGCAGATGAAGCCCTGGCACAGAAGACATCTGTGCTTGAAGCGCAAATCGAGGGGGTGGATCAGTCCCTCTCAGCCAGTATTGCCGAGGTGGCCAGGGTCAGCGCTGATGCTGATGCCGTCATGACCGAGAAGCTGAATCAGCAACAGTCCACAATGCAAACGGCGGATGCTGAGCTTTCTAGTCGCATCAATGAAGAGGCAACCACCCGGGCTGATGCCGTCGAGTCGCTGGCCAGTCAGATCCAGCAGGTAACGGCAAACTATCAGCAGGGAGATCAGCAACTCCAAGGCCAGATCACGGCAGAGTCAGTCGCTCGTGCCGATGCGATGCAAGCCCTCGGAAGCCAGATTGATACGGTGTCTGCTGTTGCAGGTAGCAAGAATAAAACGTTCTTCCAAGCCACTGCCCCAGGGTCAGCGATGGGCACCGGTGATCTGTGGTTTGATACCGACAACAACAACAGGCCGTACCGTTACAGTGGAACTGCTTGGGTTGCCACTGACGACCCGAGGATTGCAGCCAATGCCGCCGCCGTTCAACTCCAGAGCCAAGCTATTGCAGACTTGCAAAATGGTGCCCAGGCCATGTGGACAGCGAAAGCCAGCGCGGGCCAGATCACTGCCGGGATAGGGTTGATTGCAAACTCTGACGGCACGAGTCAGGTGGCTATCTCTGCCTCTCAGGTGTTCGTATTCAACCCGAATAGTTCAACGCCCATGGCGCCGCTGTTTGCCATCGACAACGGGCAGGCCGTGATTGCCGAGGCCATCATCCGAAAGGCCACCATCCAGATCATCCAGTCAGAGAAGATCACCGCCGACTACATCAAGGCCGGGGCGAGCATCACAACCCCGTTGATTAACGGTGGCCAGATCGATATGGGCAATGCCTTCCTGTCTGGAGGGGCTGCAGGGTTCGGTAAAGGCGGGCCATATGGTGGTTGGTCATGGATGTGGCATACGATCATCTATGCCGATGGCTCGCTCTACACTGACCGTTTATTCGCCTCGAACGGATCATTTACAGGTACAGTCAACGCCAATGCAGGCACATTCCAGAATGTCACCATCGAGGAAACCTGCAATGTGAAAGGCACTGTCTATGCCAACAAGATTGTTGGGGATGTGCTGAGTGCTAAGGTTGTCAGTGCGAACTCAACAGACAGCGCAGGGAGTGGTCATGTAGTGGCATCGGCGTCCGTAAAAGGTTCGAGGACTCATGCCGCAAACTTGTATTGCCTTGGGGTAACAGTTGAGGTGTATGCGTCGGGTGGATATCGGCCAGGTGGTAACGATCAGGATGTGCCGGCGACCATATCGGGCCGCCTCGTTCTGACAAATTCAGCCGGGGGCATCATCGCGACAGCCCCATTCAAGGTGAGATCAGAAAGCAACATTTCAATTGCCGAAGCCAGCCAATCGATAACAATCCAAGGTGGGTTTGACGCTGGTACTGGCGCGGCCTCCATATCCTGCGCGGTCATCATAGATTCTAAGTCTGCGTCATACGGCGGTAGTGCAGGTGTTAGGGTCCCCGCTCAAAGCATTGCATTCTGCTTGCTACCCTCAGGGAGCCAGTTTAATTGATGAAAGCCGCTCTGGGCCGGATAGGAAAATCGGTAGGAGAGCCCAACCTACCAAGCAACATCGCCAGCGCCTGCCATCAAAAGCAGGCGTTTTTGTTTGTGCGCGGTGCTGACGGGTTTGTGCTCAAGCCACAGGCAGAAGATGGCGTGATCGGCGTCCTGGTCTGGGTGGGGTGGGGTGATGGCGGGGCACCGGAGCGACACCTGCCGGAAGTGAAGCGCCTGGCACGCCTGATTGGGGCACGCTGGCTGCGCTTCCACTCGGCGCGTAAGGGGTGGCTCAAGGTCGCACCAAGAATGGGATGGGTCCGTCAGCCGGATGATGCTGATGGGCTCTATGTGTTTCAGATCAACCTATGAGGTGTAGGTGATGGGGAAGGGTGGCTCGAACGAAATTCAGGAGACCGAGGCTCAGAAGGCTGCGGCCAGTGTGGCCATGGAGCAGTGGGACCTCTACAAGAATGACCTGCAGCAGTACGAGGACCTCTTCATGGAGAAGGTGGATGACCTCAACAGCGAGGGGGAGTTCGACAAACTGGCAGGCACGGCAGCGCTTGGCACTGCTCAATCCTTTGGTGAGGCGCGCGCCGGGCTGGCTGACTCCATGGCTGCCAGTGGAGTAGATCCAACCAGCGGCAGGTACCAGGAGGCGATGGAAGGACTGGCAACGGACCAAGCCCTGAGTCAGACCGATACCACTAACCGCGCACAGTCCAGCCAGCAGGACAAGCATGTTGCTGGGCTCAAGGATGTGGTGAGCATTGGCGCAGGGCAGAAGGCTGAATCGCTGGCTGGTATGGGGGATGTGGCCACAACCAGCTTGCGCAAGGCGACCAGTGATGCACAGAGCTCTTACCAAAGCCAGCAGGCGACGGCTGGTTTGGTGGGAACCCTGGCAGGAGCTGCCACCTCGTATGGGCTGGCCAGCCTGAAAGCGCCGGCTGCAACGGAGATCAAGAAAATCAGCCCGACAGCATCCGTGCTGCAGGGCAAGGGTTACTAAGGGGGTTCCATGGGTTACGCCGCAGACACTTACGCCAAAATCACCCGAGAGCAGTACCAGGACTGGAAGACGCGCTTCTACCCCAAGCAGCAGGAGCTGATGGAGTTGGCCACCAACGGCCAGCTACTGCGGGAGCAACTGGGGCGGGTGGATGAGAACAACGCCAACGCGCTCCGCTCAGCTCAGCAGGCTACGGCCAACCGCAATGCGCGGATGGGGCTGGGCACCAGCAGCAATGCCAATGATAACAGCCAGGGGCTGCGCATGGCGCTGATGACGGCAGGCACCGAGAACGGCCTGCGTGAACAGGAGCGGACCCGGCAAATGGGGATCCTGACCGGCGCGGATGCGGGGCTGCGTGAGGCAATTAAAACCGGAGGGGGTGTGTGATGGGGTACGGCATTTTGGATATCGGCGGTCAGACTCGCCAGCAAGGTCTGGCAGGCCTGCGCGATGCGGCCAACCGAGAGTCGGAGATGGAGGCTGCCAACAAGAGTCTCAAGACCGCTCGCAAGGGGCAAACCCTGAGCACCATCGGTACTGGCGCATCGATGGGCGCCATGTTGGGCATGGCGGGTTCACTCGGTGGCCCTCTGGGCGCACTGGCAGGTGCTGGGGTTGGTTTTCTGGCAGACAGCTTGTTTTAAGGAGGCATGATGAGCGTATCGGGATTGGCGGAAGGTTTTCTGGCTGGCTTCAACACCATGGACCGCTACCAGCGGGGCCAGAAAGAGGACGCTCGGCAAGAGCGCGAGTTGGGGCTGCGCGATGCAATGGTGAAGCAGAACAAGGAGAACTCAGATCGCGACTTCTCTCTTCGGAAGGCCACTTTTGACAACTCGGTTGAGCAACAGAAAACAGCCAAGGAGCAATGGGGGCAGGAGTTTGACCTCAAAAAGAAAGAGGCGGGTAGCCTGCGGGATTACCGCAATGCCAACTTGGTGCTCGCTCAGGCTGCGGAGGGGAGGGCCAAACAAGAGAGTGACTGGCTGGTAAGTGAGAGAGTAAACCAAAAGCTTCTTGAGGATAGCCTGCCATTGATTGACTCTGCATTCCAAGCGAGATTAAGGGGCGAGGCGGATCCGGCAGGGTATGTTGACCTGATGAAGAACAAGGAGTTCCAGAAGGGCGGAGCCCTCTACCGGTTCAATTTTGACCGATACAGTGATAATCAGCACCTTCAGGACGCTCGGCAAATCGTGCCGCAAATTTCTGGCCTGATGAAGGATATCGACTCTGGGAAATTGAGTTGGGAAAATGAGGATGATCAGCGAGCCATTGTCCAACGCATCAACTCGTCGAAAATAATTGGCCCATTAAATACCATCTTGGAGCAGGAGGTTAAGCGCGGTATTGGCGAGGTCGATGCGGCATCTGGTAAAAAAATCACAGATAAAGAGCTGACGCATGTCATTCCAACTCAAGATGGGCGCGGTGTCATGTATGGACTGAAGGTAACTTATGCTGACGGCAGCACTGCTGATAGCGTAGTGACCGAAGGTCGAAGCACGCAGCCAGGCGATCCGGTTAAAGTCTCAAAATGGGGGGATCTGATAAAGACGGTGTACCAGCGTAGCCAGATGTACCATCAGCTTAGTGGGGCAGGGCAAAACCGCGAGACACTAAACCGTGTTGGTCAGAACCTTGGCTTAGCCCAACAAGCTGACTTGAAAGGTCATAAGCAGGCGAGTGTTGACTTGATCAAGGAGCTCAACAAAAACGTAGCAAAAGTTCTCTCCAGTGATGCAGTGGGCAGTCTGGAAGAGAGGCAAGCACAAGCCAAACAACTACTCGCAAGTTACGAAGAAAACCAAGCCAAAATAGACAGCATCTATGGCGTCAGCAATGGTGCAGCGCCGGATGAATCATCTGGTGTCAATCCTGAGCAGTGGAGCCAGGGCAACCCTGAACGCCAGCAGTTTATGAGGGAGGCTGAGCAGGGGGGGTGGCTTGGCAGCTATCTTGAAAGCCCGGAAAAAATGGACGGTGCCTTTGCGTTATGGCGCCAAGCTGTTGCGAAAGAGGAGGCAGCCAAGCAAGCGGCGGCATCTGCTGAGAGGATTCGTGAAATTGAAGGGCCGAAAGAACCACAGCGGCCTAGCATTGCGCAAGCCAGACAGCTGGCGAGCGCCAATATGGCCACAGGTTCAGGAAAACCGCCCCAGCCATACGGCAAACCAGTTGACGTCATGGGTTTAATCAAGGCTCACAACCAAAGTAACGCTGACAAGCAGGCTTCTGACGGTTACGGATTGTACCAGCATGGTTACAAGTAATCGGTTTGCTCGGTTGCGGAGCCTATCAGGCGATGAGTTTGGCTCAAGCAAGGAGGTAAGGCAGGCCGGGGCTCCCCGGCCTTTGGTTATTTATCCTGGTTGCCGCTCATTGCGTCATCGAAGAGTTTGTTGATGACCGCCTTAATCTCTTCGTAGCTGGCTTGTTGAGGGGTGTCCCCACGATTAATCGCGTCTTGGAGTATCTGCACGATTTCCGAGTTCATTGATCGGCCATTCTTCCTCGCGCGCTCCTGAATTTTAATTTTTAAATCATCAGGCAACCTGACTCCAAGCGGGGCGATATTGCTTGCTCCTTTCATGCGTGACCTCTGGCAAAAAAAATATCTACATAATGTAGCAATTTCTCACTTGACTGAATAGCTACATGATGTAGAGTTTGTGTCTACATGGTGTAGGTATTGGAGCGACGATGAAGACGAGCAGCATCCCGCCATTTGGCGTTCGGATGGAAAAAGAACTGAAAGACTTGCTGGCCAAGCAGGCAAGGAAAAATGGGAGATCTCTTAACTCTGAAGTGGTCCAGATCCTGAAAGAGGCACTTAAGTATGAAGAGAAAGATGTGTGAGGGTGTAAATGGCTCGGCCCCGGCGGGTGCAACCGCCAAGGCCGAAGGATGTAAATCAAACCAAGTTGAGGACCTGTGTATGAATTTACACGAGAAGTGTAACGCTTCTGATACTGACAGCCAAGTGGCGCTGATCCCGGTTAACCAGAGCCAGGTCGGTGATGATCTGGTGCAGACCGTCAATGCTCGCGAGCTTCATGCCTTTCTGGAGGTTGGGAAGGTGTTTGCCGCCTGGATCCAAGAGCGCATAGAGCAGTTTGGCTTCGTTGAAAATCAAGACTTTATAGTTATTTCCGAAACTGGAAAAAACCCTAAAGGTGGGCGACCTAGCAAGGAATACTTCCTCGCACTGGACATGGCCAAAGAACTGTCCATGGTTGAGCGCAACGCGAAGGGGAAGCAGGCTCGCCAATACTTTATCCAGTGCGAGCGCGTGGCAAAGTCACCGAACAACAACCCCATGCTGGTCGCTTCCACCATGAATAGCGATCAACTGGCCCTGTTGATGGGGGAGGTTAAGCGGCGTGAAGCGGTGCAGCGTGAGCGAGACGAGGCGATCCGCACCAAGGCTTGCATCTCCAGCAGCCGAGAGGCGTCCGTAATGGCCAAGCTGGGCCATACCAAACGTGAGAACGAAGCGCTCAAAGAGCAATTGGGAGTTGGCACCAAGCACAAGAGCGTGAAGGGTGCAGGGCTGGAGCAGTTCTATATCGATGAGGGTGGCAACCGACGCCAGACCGCCAACCGGCTCAAGAAGATTGCGCTGGAGATGGGATTGGCTGGCGACATCATCGACATTGAAGACCCTAACTACGGCACGGTGAAGGCGTATCCGGTCAGTGTGATAGAGCGTTTCAAGCTGGAGGTGGCGGCATGAGTGCAACCCAACTGCAAGACGAGCTGACCGCCTTGCTCGGCGATCTGGATGCTATTGACCTGACCCCAGAGGATCGCAGGCTGATTGCCAATCGGATTGAGCGCATGATGCCGGTTGAATATTCACCCGCCCAGCGTTAGCATCTCTCCATCGTCGGTCAGTCTGCATGCTGATCGCCCCATCTCAAAAGCCCCGAACGGTTCGCCGCTCGGGGCTTTTCTTTTGAATACAGCCGAGGCCACTCGAATGGACAAGTACAGTCTCCGTGACGCATCCCTGCCACAACCGCTGCAATCTGACTCTCGAGGAAAGCAGTTCTGGGATGGCATCAACAGTCAGCTTTCATCACCGCCCGCAGCTGCGGCCCCAAAGCGAGACCTCGACACAGAATGGAGCGATTATCCCAAGGCGGTAGGCGCTGGCGCGTTGGAGCTGGTCGGTGGCATTGGTGAGTTAGCGCGGGGCGTGATAAGTCACGGGAAAGAGAATGGGGGGAAGACTGCTTGGGGGAATGTTGCCTCTGCGATCACCCCCTTGATGAAAGGGGTTGCGGCAACAGGGGATTTAGCTCAATCCGGCGCGGATGCCTTGAACGAGAGTATGAGTGCTGACGCCAAGGAGGCACTGGGACGCCGACTGGTCGATGAAACGCCAGAAGGCCGGTTGACCCTGGGGGATGGCGCAGGGGATATCGATGTCTGGGCGATGAAAATGGCGCAGGGCGTTGGCTCTTTGCTACCGACACTCGCCGCTGGCGGGGTGACTGGGGTGGCCGCCAAAGCCTCTATCGGCCGGGCTGTCACTGCATCCATGGTCAAGCGTGGCGCGACCCAGGAGGTAGCCGAAGCGGTTGCCGCCAAGGCCGTGTCCAAAATTGCCACCGGCGCCGCCGTCACCACTGGTGCGACCGGGTCAGTCGGCAGTGCGGGGGTGAACACTCGTGACACCGTGCTGGGCATGAGCTTTGATGAGCTTTCCCGCAGCGATACCTTCCGCCAGGCATTCACCCGCATCGACCAGGATCAGCAGACGCAACACCTCTCTGATGAGGAAAAGCTGTCGTTGGCCCGGGAGGAGACTGCCAATGTTGCCAGCCGAGCCACCATGAGCGACGCCAAGGTGTGGGGCGCGGCGGCTGTCGGTTCCATGATGGGCGATGCCATGCTGTTCAAGATGCTGGCTGGCAAGGCGGCCACCGGTGGAGTGCTGAAAGGTGCTGCCAAGGGGGCGGCAGGTGAGGGTATCAGCGAAACCCTGGAGGAGGGGGTGCAGCAATACGCTGTCAACGAATCCCTCAACGAGGTGGCCGCCGCTGATATCGACCCGATGAAGGGGGTCATGTCGAGCGCGATCGAGGGCGGCTTGATAGGGATGGGGGCAGGTGGTGCGGTAGGTGCTGTCGGTGGGGCGCGAGGCGGTAAGCATGCCAGCCAGGAAGATGGCGTTGGGACCGATCCGGTTTCAGAACCTTCCGCGCCGGTGACGGAGGGCGCTGCTGGTCCGGCAGTGGATCCGAACTTTGCATCTGCTCCACTGGAAGACGGCGAGCAGGCGCCCTCCTCCTCGCAGGCCGAGGGGGAGCTGAATCCGCTCGGCCCCAGCGCCAGCCAGTTTGACGAGCTGCGTGATGTGCCGGCCTATCTGCGTCAAGACGATACCGCCGATCGTTTCAAGGGGATGGCGCAGGATAGCGACGTTCAGCGAGCCTTGGCCGGTGAGTACGGGAGGTCAGTGCAGGAGCTGGTTGCTTCCCAGATGCAGGCTGGCGATCAGGGCAAGAGTCTTTATGAGCGAGCTCAGGCTGGTGAGCTTGGGCTTGACCCGTTCGCAGGCAACAAGAGCGCCCAGCAGGTAGCCATGGAGAACCAGCGCCTAGCCCTGCCGCTCAAGGATGTGATCTTTGCGGGCGATGCCAATGCTAAACCCAAGGGGGAGGCAGTGGCAGCACCTGGGGATCACGATGACCAACAGGCTGGCCCCGGCCCGCAATTCCGAGGTGGTGAGCGTACCCGCTGGCAGAGCGGGCAGGAGGGGGATGTGTTGCCGCCAGAGGCATCTTCCACCAAGCCCGCTGGCGAGCTGCCGGGCGCGGTGATTGAGGGTGAGGCCCGCGAGGTGGGTAACGAGTTGCCGCACCGCAATGTGGTCTATGGCAATGACTTGCGCGCCGAGCAGCAACGGGCCGCCGATCTGGCCCGCCGTGAGCGCGAGCTGAACAACCAGCCCCTGCAGATCGGTCAGTCAGAGACCCTCTTTGCCGGGGGCACACCGGGCGCTGACCCGCGCAATAGCGCCTATACCCCGCCCAGGCTGTCACGGGATCAGGTCGATACCAGCATGGGCGAGCAGTCCACCCGCGATCCGCGCAGCCCGGTGGCGCAGTCCATCGAGCAGGCAGGCAGCGCCACCGATTCGGTATTTGGCCCGCTCAAGTCGTTGCGCATCACCCGCAAAGGCAAGCCGTTCGCAACCGAGAAAGAGGCTGCCATGGCCAGCCGCAAGGGCCAGGAGATGCCGGTGCCGCTCAATGGTGGCGGCTTTGGGGTAGCGGCTATCGGTGAGGTGCAACAGGCCCAAGCGCAGCAGGGCGCAGTCAAGCAACCGTCAAGCAATTCGGCCCAGCAGGATCGCCAAGACGGAAAGACTGAGATCGCGCAAAATGGCATGGTGATCGTTCATGGTTCCGGCAATCCAGGCATGAGCGAGCAGGATATTCAGATTGTCCGCGCAAGTGGTCAGAAGCAGGGCAAAAAGGGCCGTGTCTATGGTGGCTTCTATGGCACCAGCGAGCAGGACGCGCACCAAGCGCAAGCCTACGCCGATATGATGGGCGGCACGCCCACCCTGTACGATGTCAAGATTAAGCCTGGCACCAAGGTGTTGCACAAGCAGGGGGATATTACCCGCCTTTCTGAAAGCTACATCAACGAGTTGGTGAGTCAGGGATATGGTGTGGTCACCGGCACCGACCCGCGCGGCCAGACAGAGCATGTAGTTATCGACAAAAGCGCCGTAGCAAGCATGGCCCCGCGCGGCGCGCAAGCAACCCCGTCCCAAGTCAACGACACGAATGTCGCTGACATAAGGCAACCATCTGATCAGCCAGCTGCAAGCGTAAGCGCTGAAACAGTTCCGGCACCGTCTGCCACAGCGGGCGAGGCCAGCCAATTAGTACCAGCTATCGATACCGGCTACCGGGATGTTATCCCTTCCAGCGAACAATCCGAGGTGACCCATGGCCAGCCTACCCCGATACCTGCAATCAGCAGTGAGCGACCAGGTGATCAGCCTGGAGCAGGCGATCCGGTTGCAACAGGTGTTGGACAAACCACTGCCGAACTCGCGGAGCGAGCTGGACCCGGAGATCCGGCAGATGGTGCTCCTCTTACACCTTTACCTGTCACCCAACCAGGAGAGGAAAATGCACTGACAGCCCCGGCACCTGCCGGGGTTGCTGTATCTGAAGGGGGGCAACCTGAGCAAGCCCGCGCGACTGCTGGGCCAGCGGCAGCGCCGACACCCTGGTCGGGGATGATCGATAACCCTGACGGCACCATCACCCTGGAAGGGGAAGTGGCGGCCCTCAAGTCGTGGGCGAAGGATAACGGCGTGAAGGCGATCCCGGGCAAGGGTGGCCTGGTAGTGTCCACGACTTCGGTAGCTAAGGTGCGACAGCTCACCACGCCTGCCACCAGTGAACCGGTGCGGCAGATTGAAGCGGCCCGCGCCGAGATAGCGCCGGAGCCCACCGAAGCACAGAAGGAAGCGGGGAACTACAAGAAGGGGCACATCAAGCTGCAGGGGCTGGACATTGCGCTCGAGAACCCCAAAGGCTCTACCAGATCAGGTACCGATCAGGATGGCAGGGCGTGGCATTCAACCATGGCCCATGACTACGGCTACATCAAACGCACCCTGGGGGCGGACGGTGATCATGTCGATGTGTTCATCGGTGACAAGCCAGATAGCGAGACGGTCTATGTGGTTGACCAGGTTGACCCCAAAACCGGCAAGTTTGACGAACACAAGGTGATGATGGGCTTTTCCGATGAGCAGGCCGCCCGGGAAGGCTACCTTGGCAACTACGAGGCGGGCTGGAAAGGACTGGGTGCCATCAAGGCGATGCCGGTGGAATCGTTCAAGCGCTGGGTGAAGGAGGGGGATACCACCAAGCCAGTCGCCAAGAAAGTCCGCATGTCTCAGCAGCGGGAGGGACTGTCCGCTGACGATGTGGCTCAGATTGTTTCTGACTTTAGACGTGAGTATAAAGGGGCTCAGTCACTCGACTTTATTGTTGGTCAAACTCAAGAGGACCTTTATGGACCAGAAGGCGGCCCCGAGCAAATTGGATGGCGGGATGGGGGATACCTCCCCGGCAAGCAGCAAGTCCACCTCATCGCAGACAGCATCACCCGCAGAGCCGGGCGTCAGGGTGTTCACGAAGGCGCAGGGGGAGAAAGAGGGGTATCTGGAGATCCCCGTCTTTTACAGCAGAACAGACCTGCGCCACGAAATGAACAGGGTATGGGAGGAGTTGAAAGAGCAAAAGCGGAAGTCGTCTCTACGTTACGTCATGAGGTCCTGGGTCACTATGGCCTGGACACGTTTACGCCTGAAAATAAGCGAGCTCTCCTCCAAAAGCTGAGTGATGCCAAAAGTGAGAAATGGCTTGCTCCTGCCTGGTCAGAAATCTCCCGCCCGGAGATGTATGGCGATAAAAGTGAGCAGCACCAGGCGGAAGAGGTGTTTGCCCACCTTACTGAAAACGAGTTGCCACCCCGTGCCATTCAAGCCTGGAACGATATCAAGACCGAGTTCTCCCGCATGTTGCGCAAGACTGGCTTGGTGAAAGGCCCCATTAAAGAGCATGAGCTGGACAGCCTTATCAAGGCGGTTGGTAAAGGCATTCGCAGTGGAGAGCGCACCAAGCAGAACATCCGCAGCGATCAGGAGGTGATCGGCAAACAAGCCGATGAGCCAGCCAAGGATGACAAGCCCGAGCGCATCATCCGCTTCTCAAAGCAGGCAATGGCACAAGGGGACAAGCCGGCCAAGCACCTGACCCGTAAAGAGGTTGAGCTGGTTTCCCATGGTTGGTTCAAGCAGTACCGGGGGGCGAGCGGCATCAAGGTACAGATCCACGCCACCCAAGCAGAGCTTGAAGGGGCCCTGGGGCTGGATGCCAAGGACGGATTGATCCGTCGCGCGGCGTTTGACGACGATGCAGGCACTCTCCATGTGGCTGCCGACACCATCTCCGACCCCAAGCGGATGCGCGAGATCCTGCGCCATGAGGTGCTGGCCCACTACGGCCTGGCCAACGTCCTGGGTGATGGGGAATACACCAAGCTGATGAGCCGTCTCATCCAGTCGCAGAAGGACCCCAGCATGAAGCCGGTGTGGGACTGGGTGAACACCCATTACGCCGATGAGGACATCGGCACCCAAGCCGAGGAAGTGGTGGCCCACCTCGCCGAAGTCGAGCAGGGGGCCTGGGGCCGTGGCTGGGATCGGGTTGTGGCCATGGTCACCCGGGCGCTGCGCGCCGTTGGCTTCGTGCCGGATGGCATCACTGCTGCTGAGACCCGTTCCCTTATCGAAGGACTGGGTAAGCAGTTGCAGCGAACTGGACAGGATGACGGAGGCTCAGGCGGCAAGAAGTTCAGCCAAGAGGCCGAGCGGCCAGCCAATGATGGCGGCATCAAGATGAGCCAGAGTATTGCTGATAACAGCCCTTCCCTTGAGCAATCCATCACGCAAAAGGCGAAATACCAAGCCGGCGCGGCGCTTGGCTCGGTGAAGAACTACATCAAGCAGAAACGCCCGGTGATGCTTGGCACCTTGACGGACCTGCAAATTGATCAGGTATACCGCGACATAACCGGCGGGGCTGTGTCGGAATACCAGCGCCTGCGCACTCAGATGGAGGCTGATCGTAACGACATCCTGCTGGATGCTGAAACCCGGATCGACCCGCTGTGGGATGCGCTGGACAAGCAGGTGAAGACGGCTCTTTCCAACCTGATGCACGATGCCACCATGACCCGCTTGCACCCTGACAAGTCACTCGATGAGAACAGCTACTACCTGGAGGCCAAACAGAAGGTAGAACGAGCCAAGAAACCGGAGACCAAAGCAGCCTATGAAGCAGAGCTTCACATCATCGAGCGCAATCACTCCGAGCTGGCCAGGCAGTACAACGCGCTGCCAGCCAATGCCAAGGCTCTCTACGACACCATGCAGGACACCTACACCAAGCAATGGGAATCCCTGCGTGGTGCGATTGAGCAGCGACTGGAGGATTTGCTAGGTGTAAACCAAGGGCGTGCCATGGCTGCCGAGATGCGCCAGAAGATGGAGCACGCCCTGCAGCATGGCCCTTACTTCCCGCTGACCCGCTACGGCGACTACGTGGTTAAGGCTCGCAAGGGGGACGAGTACGTTCGCGAGCACTTTGAGCGACGAGCCGACGCCGAACAGGCGGTTAAGCAGTACCAGCGTGACGGTTACAACGCGGTGATGACGGTCAAAGAGGAGGGCGGTGGCGATAGCGCCAACGCGAACCAGCTCGGCATGGAGATGCTGAGCTTCCTCGATAGCGCCGATGGGGTCAGTAAGAGCGCCTTGAAAGACGAGATATGGCAGGCGATGCTGCGCATGATGCCGGATGCCTCCTACGCCAAGCATGCTATTCACCGCCGTCGGGTGAAGGGGGCCAGCCGAGATGCACACCGAGCCTACCTCAACAGCGTCTACCACTATGCCCGCCACGTATCCAAGATCCGCTATGGCCACAAGATGCAGGGGGAGCTGGACAAGCTGAGCGAGCAGATCCGGGCTGGTGTCGCAGGTGAACCAAGCAGCCTCAAGCCTGAAGACCTGGAGATAGCTCAGCAGGTGCTCAATGAGATGAACAAGCGCCATGACCTGAACATGAACCCGACCGGCAAGGCGTGGGCGGGTTCTGCCGGTAATATCGGCTTTCTCTACTACATCGGCCCATCGGTTGCCTCTGCTGTGGTCAACATGACCCAGAACTTCACCGTGATGCTGCCCCAGCTGGGGGCCAAATATGGTTTTGCGAAGTCTGCTGCCGCCATGACCCAGGCGCTGGGGGATTATGTGAAGCACGGTAAATTCAAGGCTGGCACTACCGAAGCGTGGCACTCACTGACGCGCTCTACCACGTTGCCAGCGGATGAGCGGGCCATCCTGGATAGGCTTTACCGTGCAGGGGCGCTGGATCTCACCCAGGCGCACAGCATTGCTGCCAAGGCTGACACCGACCAGCAAGATGCCAAGCCGATGGGGAAACGCTGGCGCCGAGCCATGCGCTGGGCGGGGGCCACCTTCCACAACGCCGAGGTGCTCAACCGTGAGGTGGCGGCCCTGGCCGCCTACCGTTTGCTCAAGCAGGCGGAGCCGACGCTCAATGGCCAGCAATACGCTGACCGGGTGGCTGAAATGGTGTATGACGGCCACGGCAACTACGCCGCCAGCAACCGACCACGCTACATGCGCAACGACATCACCAAGGTGCTGACCCAGTTCAAGATCTACAGCCAGATGATGACCTACGTCCTTTACTCCAATGCCATCAAGGCAGCCAAGGGCGACAAGGTGGCGCAGAAGACGCTTGCCGGCGTGTTGGCAACGCACTGGGTGATGGCAGGGGTGATGGGATTGCCGACACCAATCACCGCCGTCGTTTATGCGATAGCAGCAGGGCTGGACGACGACGATGACCGCAGCGGTGAAGCGTCATTCCGCCTGGCACTGACCGAGGCGCTCGGGCCCCGCGCCGGGGAGCTGCTAGCCAAAGGGCCGATGGATGCCTTGACCAATCTCAGCATTGCCGGCCGTACCGGGCTGGGCGATCTGTGGTGGCGTAGCCCCAAGGAGGGCACCGAAGGGGACGATCTGGCATGGCACGCTGTTCAGCAACTGCTGGGCCCGGTTGCCGGGATTGGCATAAACCTGGCGCGGGGCGCGGGGCAGATGACGGATGGCCACATTCAGCGCGGACTGGAAACTATGTTGCCCAAGTCGATTCGCGACGTTGCCAAGTCCTATCGCCAAGCGACAGAAGGGGAGCAGACCATTAAAGGCGACATCATCATGGATGATGTTTCGACCTGGAACGTCGCCATGCAGGGGCTGGGTTTCGGTAGCGCCCAAATGGCCAAGAATTACGACGCCCGCGAATACATCAAAGGCAAGGAGAAACGCATCGCGGATAAGCGCTCCCAGTTGCTGACCGACTATTACATGGCCCGCAAAAGTGGTGAGATGGACGAGGTGCAAGAGGTACTGGAGCGCATCAAAATGTTCAATTCCATCAACCACCCTCGCGAGCGCATCACCGGCAAGAGCTTGGCGTTGTCGTTTAAGTCAAAGCTTCGCAGCAACGAGCGCACTCAGGGCGGGGTATACCTCAATCGCAACCGCGAATACCTGAGAGAGGAGGGGCGCTTCGCCGATTAATCGCGGCCCTGGCTGACCCCCAGTGACAGATGTAAGCTGGGGGTATTTTCAGGGAGCGAGTTATGACGGTGAGAGAGTGTGTCGAAGGAATTCAAGAGGTGCTATGGTTTCTGGCTGGCCGCATTATGGAGGGGGTGGCAATGGGGTTTATCATCGCCTGCCTGATCGGTAGCACAGACACCTTCTTGGGGGTGTGGATCATCACCGGCGCCATGTTCGCGATGTTTGGGCGGCACTGGAGGGGATAAGCATTATTTGTCATTGGGTTTTCTATTAATGAACAACAAGGCAGCCACGCCACCAAGAGCGGCCCACTGAATCAACAACCGATGAAAGTCTATCGATACGCTGGTTCTGTTCATATTAGATGTCGGGGTCGGTGGTGTTAATATAAATGAATACCCTGCCGGAGATTCTTTTTTTGCCCTTCCCCAGTCAACTGCATACTTCCATGGCGGGATTATGCTCATCAGTATGAATGCCAGTAACAATATGTTCAGTGTTTTTTTACGAGCATCCATCACCAAAAATTTCCCTTTTAGCAACATATAAGCACCAAAAACAAGGATGATAAGCGCCGCACTTAGCCCTCCAATTATAGCCTTTTCAATAATCTTGCTAGCCCCTTGCGTAGGGGCTTGATTATTTTTAGGTGGAGTTGGCTGGTTAAATGATTCTCTTTGTTCTTCCCAAAACTCAGCCATCGAATCGCTATCTTTATCGCTTGCAACTTTCACATTGGCAATGTTGTTATTGACTATTTCCCTAGTTAAACGCTCAACCTCTCTAAATCTTTCAGATAGAGGTTTGTCGCGCCATTCTGGATCTGCGCTAAGTTTATCATCTATCCCAATGGCTATATCTGCAACCTCACCACCCTGAGCCATCCATGACTTTAGGTCTGGATTTTTATTTAATGCTGATTGCACCTCTGACTGCGAATCAGCACTTGCAATGGATCCAGCAGATATTAAAAATGCAAATAATAAGGCAAAAATAAAACGCATCATATACCAACCATTACGCTGAAAAAAAAACATAATGCATCACTTGGACGGTGCATGTCAGTGACCATAATCACGTCATCTTTTCTTACTTTTCATTTCTTGCCGAATGTAGTCCAGCACTTCCTGTATTTCCTCGCGCCGAACGTAAGGGGTATAGCGAGGATCATCCTTGTCGATCTCGTGAGGCGTGAGGACAGTGCCGGGTGGCAGTGTGAGTGCGGGGCGATCGAGGTTGAGACCTTCAATGATCTTCATTCCTTCAATGATTTTCACACCACTTTCAGCAAGCGCGGTATCTTCGTCGATGGTTCGCTGGATGCGATGAACCAACTCGGCGTTCATGGATCTGCCACTTGCCTTTGCCAACTCAGAAATAGTGTCCCTCATGCCGTCAGGCAGCCTGAGTACAAACTTGTCTGATTCCCGGCTGGTTGGAACGGTACTTTTCTTACTCATCATCTACTTACGTTTGCTTAAACATATAAGAGAAGCATACAGGCACGGTGACATACATCAATGGTGGCACAGAGCCATCTTTTGTGTTGACAGTGCTAGATAGCTGACATAATCTCACGATGGTGGCACAGGGCCATCATCCATAGAGGAGATGCAGAGTGAGGGATTGGGACAAGTTTATGGTGCGGCTGCCACCCGGCTTTCGGGAGAGAGTTAAGGAGCTGGCAAAAGAGAATGGCCGTTCGATGAATGCCGAGATCGTGCAGCGATTGAAGGAGGCGCTGAAAAATGAAGGTAAGTTGGCTTGATGCCAGAAAGAATTCGGCCAAGACGGTAGCCGCCGTCAAGGCCGAGGAATGTAAACCCAACAACCAAGTAAGGATTACGGTATGACTATACAACAACAGTATCAGCAAACCAAAGTTATTGGCAGGGCCGCGAATCAGTCCATGGTCGTGCCGTTCCATGGCGACAACCTCTATCTGGTCGAGCACGATGGCGACCCCTATGTACCGATGAAGCCAGTGGTTGAGGGAATGGGGCTGGCTTGGCAGGTGCAGCATCGCAAGCTGGCAAGTAAGTTCGGCAAAGGTATCATCGAAATGGTGATCCCTTCAGCCGGTGGCAAGCAGACCATGACCTGCCTCCCCCTCCGCAAGCTACCTGCCTGGCTCTACTCGATTCAGCCGGGGAAGGTTGCCCCCGAGATCCGGGAGAAGGTGGTTGCCTATCAGGAAGAGTGTGACGAAGTGCTGTGGCAATACTGGACCACCGGTAAGGCCGATCGCCAATCCGTCAGGAAGGCTGCCAAGTCCTACTTGCCGGAATACCGTCAGGCGCGGGCGATCAAGATGACCGCAGATGCCATTACGGTGGCGCTCTCGGTCATGCCAAACCTGAGCCAAGAGGCAAGGCAAACTGCGATGGCGACGGCCGTCAACACGGTGGTTGGTGACAACATCCTTCCTCTTCCGGTGCTGACTGAGCGTTACTACACCGCCGGAGAGGTGGGTGAGCGGCTTGGTATCAGCGCCAACAAGGTGGGCCGCATCGCCAACGAGCACAACCTGAAAACCGAGCGATACGGGAAGTTCTTCCTGGACAAGTCCCGCAGCTCGACCAAGCAGGTGGAGACTTTCCGCTACAACGAGGCGGGGGCTGAGGCGGTTGGCGTCATCATCACTGCGCTGGAAGTTGGGGGTGCGGCATGAGCGACAGCAATGTGGTTCCATTCCCGTCTGGCGGAGAGCCAACCAACGAAACGATTGAGTATCTTCTTGAGATTGAAGGGCTTCTTGAAGATGCAAAGTTGTTGACGTCAGAGTGCGCCATTGCCACCGCTGATGAGCGCAGCGAGGGGTGCAGGTCGATGGCAAACAGCAAAATCGATGAAGCTCTCATTCATATAGAGTGCTGGATCAGCGAGGAGAGATTTAGCCTGGGAGGTCTGCAATGAGTGCCGCCCAACTACAGGTTGAGTTGAATGCCCTGCTGGGGGAGCTGGAGGTTATCGACCTCTGCCCCCAGGAACGCCGGGCGCTTGTTGACAGGATCCAGCGCATGATGCCTGACAAAGCTGACTGATACTGATGGGGCTGCGGCCCCATTTTTAATACCCAAATCAGTCCGAAAATGATAAATTCAAGAGATGCACTGTATGGGTATACAGTATTTCACAGTCGAGAGACTGGGAGAGCAAGGGGGAAATCGGATGGAATCACTACTAAGCGAACTGGAAGAGTTTGTTGAGACGCTGGACCTGGCGCCTGAGGAGGAGAGCAAGATCGCGCGCATTCTGGAAAAACTACGCGATGAAGCCACCGCGTCAGCGTGACGCGGAAGGATTCGGATTGGCCCGCCACTGTGCGGGCTTTTCTATGCCTGGATGGCAGAAAAGAAAAAAGCCTGCATTTCTGCAGGCTTTCTTGCTCTTGGATCACCAGTGGATCATTTCGATTCCAGTTTTGGTCCAGTCACTGTCGCTATGTTTTTGCTAAGTGGCTGTTTTTTCTGGGTTTGTCCTGTCGGTGTCCTAGTTAAATTGGTGGAGCTGGGGGGATTTGAACCCCCGTCCAAAATTACTACATCCTCGGTACTACATGCTTAGTCACTCTTTACATTCGCCAACACGCTGCGGAGAGACACGCCACGCATTGACTAGCTCGAT